ATCGAATATGATCATATTCGTATGTTTTATCAGGATAATGGCCTAGATCTATCGATTTATGTTGATTATTTTTACATCGAAAATAGCGAACAAAGTAAAAAAGGTTATGAAAATATTCGATCCTATTCTATTATTTTTTTACATACAAAAGGATCCAATCGATCTATTCAATTGACCGATCTAGTGAACCGTTATAAAAACAACGAAGACTATTTACTATTATGCGCAAATGAAAATGTATATGAAGCATCACATCCAAAACACAACATAGTCCAGCCTTATGTGAATCAAAAAATTGTAGATTATATTGCCATTCTTTATCACGCGAAAGAGATACATGTCATCAATTCTTGTTTTTCATGTATTGTTTATCCTTTGCTTTTAGCAAACAAGATACATCCAGAGTATTCCAAAATTTACGAGTGTTGATTGATCCCTTTATGGCTATTCTTAAAAAGATGAGTTAACCCTTCACATAAGGTATACTGTATAGATCGATCGTTTAAATACACCATATACATGCGTTCATGATACCACGAGATACGGGTCGGATCTTCTTCAAGAATGATAGAACAAGGATAATACCACCCTACAAAATCTTCTAACAACGTTCGACGTAAACATTGATTGCTGCTAATGCCCCATTTTTTAATTGAAAACACCTCTTGATAAGCATGTTCCTTCTCTTTTAAAAACTTGAAGAATACATGGATATTCACATCGGTCAATAGATCGGCTAGACCAGATTCCATGAATGAAATCGCTTGTTCCCCATTGGCACATAATGTTTTCAGATTGGATTCAAAAGATTGATCCAAGACTGCGTCCCATTCCAGCAAGCATAAATAGTCGTATTCTTTAAATAACTCGTTTTTCACAATCGCATACCATGCGGTAAACGTCAACAGTTTGGGTATATGTTCGATGTGATCAGGTAAATCTCTCACTACAATCACCTGATCTGACTCGAGAACAGTTTTGTCTCCCACCAATAAAATGGGATATCCGTAAGACAAAACGGTCTGAATCGAGGCTTCGTCGTGACAAATAAACACAATCTGAACCGACATACTTTATTCAGAGATTGTTTTATAGAGGACACAACCTATTCACACATTGTATTGTTTGATTCAGAGATATCTTTTTCCTTTTTATCAAATTTTGGGTAAATTTTACCGGGTTCTCGATATATTTTGGTTCCCATTAAAGAATCCACAAAGGGTGTGCTATAATTACATTTCATTCTTTCATGATGAAGATCGTGATGCGCATTATCGAGCATTCCAGAATCTGCTAATCTATATCCAGAATGTACTAAAATACCTGATATGGTTCCGATAGTTCCTGCGATATAAAGAATAGGTACAGGCAATCCAAAAAGAATCGCAAAAGAGAATGTAGGCAATAAATCCCAAAAAAAACATTCTACAATATGACTATCGTAGGTTGATATACTTACAGGTGATATGTAGCTATGATGATGTTTATGAAAGTGAAATAAATAAGTAGAATGTAAACTTTTATGGATAAAATAAGAAACAAACTCACTAAATAAAGACGAGACCCATAACAATATTACAAACGATACACGTGTTATTTTAAGGGTAGATAGTCCGGGCAAGTGTTTGTTACGATATTCTACAATTAAAAATAGTAAAATGGTAAATGGCACAAACCATAAAAAATACTTTAGAGACGCTGTTATAAATAATTCATGATAGAATGACTGGTCCATACATGTGTCTTTTTGTATTTTTCGGTCGTAAATAAATTTAGGTATTTTGAAAACATCTATTATATATGAAAAAATACATAACACAAATATAATTACGGTATTTAACGTGATAAAATTTACCAAATTAAATTTAATTTTTTTAAGGTATACATATATCTGATACATTAGACTGTAAAATATTACAAATAAAATAACGGACAGTATCGAGTCCATGTAGTATAGGATTATTTTTTCTTGGACTCGGGAAATTCCTGGTTTCTCATTTTCTCAATGTCTTCCATCGAGTAACTCATCTTGGATTTCTTATCACCTTCTAGCAAGGGGGTAGATATGGTAGACTCGGCGTCGATTGTCGCATAGGAATACATTTGTCTCAATCCACCGTTTCCTTGGGGAGCCAACTCTTGGGGACCCATGTCTAAAAAGCTATAATTGTCACTCGCTACTCCAGAAGAGCGCAATGTGTCTCGAGACAAATCAAATGGATTGGGTTCGGCATAGAGCATCGTTTTCTCTTCTTGAATCGTTTTGGCTTGGGGACGAATGAAATCCAAGATCTGATTTCCGGATAAAATTTCAAACTTGGGCTTGAGTAAAAGCACAGGAACCCGGTTGATCATTGGAGGTAACGGGAACTGCTGACCATTAGGCAACAGGATATACGTGATGTTATCCTTCACGGTTCGTTTATCGATACAAATAAATACGAATTTGTTCTGAAGTCCGGCCTTGTTCAGTTCTTGTAAGATAGCAGACGAATGTTTACAATAGTTACTAAAATAAAGTTCGTGTTTAGGGGGAGAACTCATTATAGTCTCTTAATTTAATTTACCTTGAAAATAAACACATAAAATTGATAGGATTTAAATGTTCTTTATAGTATATAGAAAGATGGAACCTATTGTATCAAACCTATCAGAGACGGAAGAAGCGTTGCGATTTGAGCTTTCCAACGTAGACGTCAGTGTAGTGAACTCCTTAAGACGGGTAGTCCTCACGAACATCGACCAGTTAGTGTTTCGAGGGTTTCCTCATGCGGAAAACCAATTGAGTTTCGAAAAGAACAATACCAAATTCAACAATGAGTTTCTAAAACATCGTATTCAAAACGTCCCCATTTTCGAGAGTGATCTCTCTAAATTTGAAAACTTTGTGAAAAACTATTGTGTCAAGTTGAATGTATCCAACGAGACCAATACTCGCAAAGAAGTCACGACCAAAGACTTTAAGATTGTTCATAAAGAATCAGGAAAGAGTATAGGGGATACAGAGTCGAGAAAACTATTTCCCCCTGACAAAATTACAGCAGATTATATTCTTTTGGCAGTGCTCATGCCGAAAGTGTCTGAAACAGATGAAGCCGAACAGCTATCCCTCACCCTCCAATTTTCCGTGGGAAACGCGAAACAAGATTCGTGTTGGAATGTCGTTTCCAAATGCGCCTATTTCAACAAACCTGACGATCCAAAGGTGAAAAAAGCCATCGCAGACAAACCCAAAGAAGAAAAGCGCGACTTTGAGTTATTGGATGCTCAGCGAATCTTTGTTCAGAATCATTTTGTCTTTCACTTGACCAGTTTGGGTGTATTCACCAATCAAGAAATTCTACAAAAGGCATGTTCCTTCTTGATCGAACGAATGACAGACTTTTCCAGGTTTCTAGAGAAAGCGTCGTTTGTGACCAGTCAGTATGGTGCGATGGAGCCATTTGGATTATATCAACAGGAACCAGGCTATTCTCTACGAATTGAAGAAGATGATTACACGATCGGAAAGCTTATTGAAAACCATTTGAACCTCATGTATGGAAAAGAAATTTATTACATCTCTTTCAAAAAAGACCATCCGCATGATTCACACTGTTTTGTCTACTTTCAATACAAGAACCCAGTTGAACTGGAAACAATTACTCTACAACTGTCCCAAGTTTCCAAGAAAATCACGGATACCTATAAATCTATTTCAGGTTATTTTATGAATTAAAATACTAATACTATGTAAATGACGATAGAATATGGAACTATTCTTCAGATTCGTTTTCAATCTAAAGAAGATGAACTTTTTTTTGTAGAAAGAGTGAGCGAGGAAGGTTTACAGTTGAGGTCCCAAGAAGGCGACAAGCTATTCCTACGATTAGAAGATTCTGATATTTTAGAAGTATCTATTGTTTATGTTCCGCCTAAGCCAGATTATGCTTCGATTCATAACCTTTTTGTAGGTAACTGGGTAAAGGTCCACTTTAAAGATGAAATTCTTTACGGAAAACTGATTCACACAGGAAGCACTTTAGAAATCGAAGCGAAAGAGACAACCTACTATATACCCGTGCGATATGGTCTACCCAAAGATATTCTTACCATTGAGGCTTCTGTGCCACCTCAAGTCAAACGAGAAAAAGTCGAAGTCGAGGTTGAAGTCGAGGTCGAAGACCCCGTAGATCTTGTAGAAGAAGAGGAAGAGTATGGTCAACTCTTTTATACGATGGAACAAAAGAAAAATGAATTGACCGAATCACTGATGTCTCAACTTACCAAACAGTCCCAATCCGCCCTTAAAAAGGTTTATCACGATGTTCATCGTTTCCAAGAACTATTCGAAAAGTATACCGAATTTGAGAAAAATATTATTCTTCGAAGATTGCCCGAGAATTTATACCTAGAGTCTTTTGTTCAGAATACAAATCCATTCTTTATTCCTGTCACCAATCATGTCAAGGTGAAACATAGAGATATTCATAACGAAGGATTTTTTCCAGACTATTATGTTCAATATCGTGATCCAATTGAACATTATGAACCCTATGTATCTGAGACCACCCAACAAATGACGTATCAAGATTTCATTTACATGGAAGCAAAACTAGTTCAACCTTATATTATACAACAAAATCATACAGAACGAGAATTCTATCCAACCAAAGACCGTAATACCTATTTGTTAAATGCACTCGTCCATTACCGCGTTCCAGAGTCTTTTGTTACGGATTCTTATCTTTTACAACCCTATCGTGTTCGGAAAGGAACTTCGATCTTGGACAAAGTAAATCCCGTTGCTTATTTCGATATGTTTTTCCGTAAGAATGAAGACGATGTTTCTATTTTGACCGTGGATGAAAATTACAAAGCAGGATGTGTTGTGCCACAAAGGTTAACCTGGTATAAAAATGAATGTTCTACGTTTAAAAGTTATGTAGAACACTTGGTTCCTTCTTTCCAAGAATTTATGAAATGCTATATGAATCCTGACTTTCTCAACATGCATCAAGCTTTAAAAGAATTAGACCTTTTACAAATCTATGAAATGAACGAATCTGTTCATGATGAAATACAAAAAGTATTGAAAACGAATGTATCCGTCTTTGCTTTAGAACGTGAAAAGGAAAAGAAACAATCTCTTCGAAAAAAGCAGGAAGTCTTCAAACTAGACACCTCAGATCTTCACAAAATATTACAGAAAGATTATAGCGTCGGACAACGGTTCATGAATACAGAACCGTCTCCAGTGGTATATACTACGAGTGAATTGTGGAAAGAAGGTATCTTTGATCATTTTCATTATTATATTGTTCAATATTTAAAAAAGCACGTTCTCTTACAGCAATTAGTATCGGATCAAGAAATGAACCAATTGATTCAAGAAATCAAAACTGCCTTTGGAAAAGAGACCGAAGAACGAATCCATAAAATATACGACACCGAACAACAAAAAGAAAATGATCAATACAAATGGGTGTTACAAGATATTCCTCGTGGGTCGTCTTTCGTCACAGCTGATGAAGAATTGTATCGAAAACTTCTTCAAGAGAAAAATTCGGCTCTAACGCTAGATGATGTGAAAATGAAATTAAACCGTATCAAAGAATTGGGTGAGGCTGAAATCGCGAATCAGTTTGAAAAAGGGATTGGACCCTATATTCATGAATTCGTGATTCATTACAAGATCATGAAAGGACAAGTTGCGTTCGTGAGAGAATCCAAGAAAAAATATCGTTGGACCGGAGAAAAATGGGCAGATCTTTCCCAAGATTTTCAATCCAAAAAATTATTCAAGATCAAAGATTTTAAATACAACGAAGATTCTTTCACCAAGAAGGTTCATGAAATGATTCACCAATTTGAATCCGAGAAACTCAGATCTCAAGCTTTACAAAAAATGAAACTGGAAGATGAGTCTCATAAAACACAGTTAGAAAGAGCAAAGCGTTCCTGGTTAAAGGAAACGCTTAAATATCACACAGAAAAATACCACTATTATGAGCTAGAGCTACAGAAGGAAGTGTTCGAAACTACACCTTCTCCTTATCTTTCTTTAAGAAATCGTATTTTACAAGAAATCACGCTAGAGAATAAATACAAAGCCATTCAATTGTTTGTAGAAAACTATACAAAGTCAGGAGAAGACAATCACTGGTATTATTGTATTGAGACAAATACCAAACTGATGCCAAAGTTTTTTATGGAACTTGCTGACGCTTTTTTGAAAACTGATCGATATCCTGAAACATTACAATTGGTGTGTGATAGACAAGGTGAATTGAGCGACAACAACGATTTTTATGTAGATAAATACAGCGGATTCCCCATCAAACAAATTCAGTTTGACGACGAGGAAGATTATAACGACCAAGGGTTCAAAGACATCTTTCACTCTGTCGTTGAACAAGAAAAACAAATCACTGAAATAGATACTCAAAATCCTATTCGAAATGCCTTGAAATCTTTTTTGACTCTTATGGGATTTCTACCCGACGAAGAAACGTTACAATCGTTGTTTCTGAATATAGAAAAATCATTCTTGTTGGCATCCGGAGAGAAGAAGAAACTCCGAGAACAGCACCAGATTTATATCTATTCTATTTTAACCCATTCTCTTATTTACGGTCAGACTTTAGAAGGAAATGTTCGACTGACAAAACCTTTCCCAGACTGTCCAAAATCTTTGAAAGGATATCCATTGAATACATCGAGCAAGAAAGGTCTGGAATTTGTATGCTGCGTCGTGTTAAAAATACCTAAAAACCACGAACCTTGGAACAGCATGGCTCAATTGAAATTAGAAGCATTAGTAGACACCGCCGAACAGTTTATGGAAAAATACGTCTTGACGATTCAAGACATTCGCGATCAGCTTCTGAAAAAAAGAGACATTCAAGAAAAGAAGGAGGAATTTCCTACATGGGAGTTATTTTATCCGAGACTTCACCCGATTCGTATTGTGCCTGAACTGTCGTCTCATTCAAATGACCGAATCATGGGACTTTCATTCGTGCTTCAACAAAAGATCCATGACCATGTTTCTACTCAGTTAGGTATCTTAGTCAATCAATCCCATGAGCCTTACCTCATTAATACGTGTTGTCAAACCAACAATGATGTATATGACTACATGATCAAACATGCTAAGATTAGCGCTACTCTAACAGATTTATATGAAACCGTTAAAAAACAGAGAAAACGCGATTCATTCCTGTTTGCGAATCACATGTATAGTTCGATGAATACCAAAACACCTATTGCGAAGATTCCGGATGCATTTGACGAACGTACCATTTACCGCGCGATCATTAAAATCTTTTTACTCGATTCTTCCAATACTATACCTGAAAAACTAAGAAAATACAAGATCCTCAAGCCCGCGGAGTATAAGAAAAACGATCCATTTGAGAAAAAGATGGATTTACTCAAAGAACAACCTGTCACTGAATCAGAATTTGTCTCTATTCTTCGAACCAATGCGACTCTACTTGACAAAAGAAAGGGGCGAGTGCTGGAAGAGATTTCGAAAGGACATACCCCGTTGGATGAACGATTGGAGAACGAGAGAGATCTTTACGATTATTGTATGGTAGAGATCGAAGAAAAAATGAAGTTTATACTTTCGAAAATAAGAGACCCCAAAGAAAAAAAACGAGTTCAACAGTGTGTCCAATTCTATACCTTGTTTCGTGACCAGAAACAAAATGATTTCTTACCCGCTGGGCTAGAACATAAACAGACTCTCTCTCAAATATTATATAACAAAATCCAAAACCTGTTGTATGTGTTTCCGGAGAAAATTTTGAACAAAAAATACTTGTCTTCAAAACTACCTCATCATTGGAAGTTAGACGAACATCACGTGGAAAACATATTGGAATTTACGCATCAATACTATCACAACTTGACTACGTTTTATGAAGATGACAACTGGAAATTTAAATACAATAAAATAAAGACACGAGACTATAAACGATGGCTTACCCTTCCATTGCCCGTCTCAAAGCAATTCCCACTGTATGCTTATATTTATGTATCCCTCTTTTATGACTACCTTCAAGAAGGTATGACAGACTATGTCAAAATTATCGTAGGTATTTTCTTAGAAGAGGACAAACAAGCTCTCAATTTTGACAAGAAACAAATTGATTTTCTATCGGACGTTGCCAAAAAATCAGAGACCGAATTAAAAACAGAACGACTCAAAAAACTCACGAAAGATGCCCGACGAGCACAGACTGCCATGAAAGATTTGAAATTAGGAGAGTGGGGTGTAGGACTAGATAAAAGTCTTTTTAAATACGATAAAAATAGATACGGCGAAGTGTTAGAAGAAGCAAAAAATATTATCGAGGGAATGGAAGTGCCGGATGAAATTTATGGAATGTATGGCATAGATGACGGAGAAAATCTAGAAGGGTTTGACGGAGATGAATATTACTAACTATTGGAAAAAAATGTATTGTTCTATATTAAAATGTTTGACGCAAACCGTTTGTTCATGATACTTATGGTTTATTTTATAGGATATGGATTGATATTATGGTTTAAACCAGGCATGATATTCGACCCTTCTAGAAAAGGTCTTCGATCCTTTGGGGTAGGCTATAAAAATACGACCATTCTTCCTTTGTGGCTGGTCAGTATTTTACTCGCAATCTTTTCTTATTTTGTAGTGTTGTATTTTGTTCATATGAGATACAGCACCTTATTTACGAGTTAAAAATCGAGTTATAACTCTTTCCCACTTTAGGAGAACAGCTCGAGGATAACAGTGTATTGGTGCTGACTAGAATACAGAAAATACCAATCAATAAAAACCAAATAAAAAGACCCACATTGTCTTTCAAGAGAAGAGCCTTGTATAGCGCCTTCCTTGCTTTTAACATAGTCTCTATTTTGGTTGGATCGGTTGGCATGGGTTCAATGAGTTTTAATCTTTCAAGTTCATTTAGAGCAGGAAACACAAACTTATCTTTCGTATCGATCACATCATCTAGGTTAAGTTCGACTACAAGAGACATTCTGTCCGAATAAATCTGTTCCAGCATCTTTCTGGATTCATAATCTTCCGGTGTGCCCAAAGGTTTCGCGATGACCGCTTGAATGTGTGATTGGATACCATACGCTTCCGCAGCAAACACGCCAAATGTATTCGAAAATACCCGAAGCCATCCAGGACTACTGATCATGAAAAGAACAAATACGGTAAAAACAAGCACCCATGGAATGACCGTTGCTTTAAACGCCATTTGAAAGTCGGCGGTTCCACACAATTCAGGCGAAGCCGAGATCGAAATATTTTGTATCAACTGAACTACACAAGTGATCAGTAAGAATACAAAAATCAACATGAATTTATTGGCAGGCATGAAATTGAATTTCATGACAAAAAAAAGAAAAGTAAAAGAAATATACGTCACGATGCTTACATTGATTAAATCTGGACTATTCATTGTATTATACAATTATATTTTTTAGAATATTACTCATTATAATATATGCATCCTTCATTGGTAGAACCGACCATTCATTCTATTCTACACTATGAATTAAAAAATAGTCATGATTCCAGATTTAAAAAGGATAGTTTTTATTTAAATCTATTTGGATTCCTTTTTGTCTCATCTTTGATCACGCTGATTCTATGGACCCATTATAAAGGGAAACAAGATATTCCCGCAAGAATACTGAGAGAACGCAAAAAAAAGGAATACGTCATGTCGAAGTTACATTATTATCAGAGAATCAAAGAACAAGAGTATACTGGGATTCCTTTTTTATCCAAATAAGCTATATGGAGGCTTATTACAAAGAACGTAAAAAACAACTGAATAGTTATTCCAAAAACATTAAGAAACTAGTGAAAGCAGGACGGTTAGAAGATGTTCCGAGGCTTAAGAAAGAGTATATACAGCTTCTTACCAAACCGCCTCCTTTTAAGAGAGATGTCTATATGACTGAATATGCTTATGGACAAAAATTAAATCAAGTGATTCGTGATTCAGAAAATAAATTTGTAGAATTAAAATTAGACCTATGTTATGATCTTCATGATAGTATGAAAGAATTTGAGGAACAGGAGAAATCGATTACTAGGATGAGAAAGAATCGAGACCAGCTAATCGCAAAAAAAAGAGACAGAGAATTGATAGAAGAACGCAGTCAAAAAGAAAAGAAGGATAAACTCAAAGGTATTATGGATACCTATTTCTTTTTAGAAAATGAAGACAAGAAAGTCGCGTATAAAGAGATCGAAGAACTCTCTTCGCAAATGGTTAATCCAAACCGCCAAGTGATTGCTTATGAAATCGAACACAAAGAACTAGAGTATCGACTCACTCAATTATATGACCCGTTATATCCTGTAAAAATATCGACGTAATGTATGAAGCTTGACCTTCGATCTTTTATCGTGAGCCTTGCTTTAGGATTGTTTTATGTTTATCTTTCCGAGGATACACCCGTCATGGTCATCTACCCAACCCCCGACAACTTACAACAATATCAATACCAAAAAAAACCTGGATCTTGTTTTTCTTATGATTTACAAGAAGTCAAATGTCCAGCCAATAACAAATAACGGTTTATATTATATGAAAATACTTACATGGAATATTTTAGCAGAAGAATGGATAGAAAAATCCTATTATCCAACCATTCGAGATTTTAGTGTTATGGAAAGTTCGAAAAGAATTCAATTGATCCTTCGAAAATTAACCACGGAGAACGCAGACATTATGCTCCTTCAGGAAGTGATGGATTTAGACTATGATGTATTGTATAAGCATTTCAATAAATCGTATTACATTTCTTCTCTAAGACCGATACAATGGAATAAGAAAAAATCCTATTCTGGAAATATCACGTTGGTTCGAAAAAATACATGTAGAACCATTTCGGAGTATCCTCTTGATTATGGCGTGGTTGTCAAAGCAGATCAAGTGGTCCTATTCAATATTCATTTAGACGATGTCTCTGCTACAAAAAGAAAGAAACAGATGGACTTGTTACGTCCAAGAATCTCACAAGAGAAATACGTCATTTTGGGAGGAGATTTTAATCAAGAATACAAAGATTCCTCTCCTCTATATAGATACGAGGGTTTAACCGTTCATAATAAATGTGTCACCTACTTTGTAGAGAAGAATATGAACATTGATAATATACTGACAAAAGGTTTTACTGTCTCGAAAGACAGTTGTCCTTATGTGCCAACAAATGTGACCGAAGGGTTACGAATTTATGGTTCAGATCATATCCCTGTAACCACCATTGTATATTAAAAAATAAAAGGACTATATATGACGAACAGTCTTGGTATTTTTCTATCCATTCTTCTAGGACTAGGTATAGCCTTGATCTTTAAACTATGTTGTGATTCTAGAAGTTGTATGATGTATCGGTCGACTTCTGTAGATCAAAAGATGATACGTTACCAAGATAAATGTTATCTACCCAGTGAACGCGCCGAATCATGCGACGCAAAGAAAACAAGAGTAGATGTCAATGAGTAAAATATACGGTTTTTGTATCCATCCTATCTTTATATGGAAAATACTACCAATATTAACGACTTACCTGTCGACAACAATCCGCCGTCTTCGATGGAATTACCGGAACAAAATATCCGAGTCAATCCACCCATGGACGATTCGGTTTATTTAGAACCAGAGACAAAGAAAAGAGTTCGATTTAGTCCTCTTCCAGAGAAAGGGTCTGCTCTTCAAGAAAAACACAAGATTCTTATTTTAGCAACTTTATTCTTTTTGTTGTTTAGCGACACCAAAGTAAAAAGTTATTTAATGAGTATTTTAATTGTTATCTTTGGTGAATCGTTGCGAACCTCTGGTGGAGGGTCTTCGAAAATAGGTCAGGTGGCTTACGCACTATTGTATGGGATTTCACTCGTGCTGTTGGTGTCGTTCATCGATATATCGTCTTTGACTTTGTAACGAAACCAAACCACATAGATGTAGGTAGCATAAATGCCAAGACGTATTGCCCACATAGTATCAATAAAGATCCCTTTGTATCCCCTATCCAACTCCTTGTTGACCGCTTCTAGATCTTCTATTTCACTGCGACTCTGGTCTAGTAGATTTTGAACTTCTTCCATTTTATGGTGACTCTCGACAAGTTGACGTTGAGAATCTTTCAACCGATTTTGATAATCGTGTAGCTGAGTTTGAGACTCTTCCACGTGTTTGAGGTGTTCTTTGTTTTCTTCCTTGACAAAATTAGACACCTTCGCATACATGTTCTTACAAAATACACTACGCTGTCTCGAAGTGTATTTTGCCTTGAACTGGTCTTCTACCACAAGATCACGAATCAACTGGTCAATCGAATGGTTCTTTTCCGTCGACATTTTACCTTTGATTTTTTCTTTTGCGAGTCATCAATTTTTTTTGAGATGGATTATAATGAAACCGTTTAACCTTTTCTTTATCTTTCTTTTTACGTAGGTCTTCTAAGGTAATTTGTTTTCCATAACAAGGTAGATGAAACCGTTTCATCAATGGATGATCTTCTTTGATCTGACTAAGCAAGTAACAAAAAGACAAGAGTCTCTTCTTAGAGATATGTTTAATGTTGGCAAAAGATAGCGCATAATACAGTGTAAGACAGGTATCAAACGTAGCTATTTTATGAGATTTATATTCGTTATAATTCATACAAGAATCGGATAGAATGACGTAGAGCATAGGTTCGTCGTCAATATAGATTTCATATACTTTGAGAAGTTTGTTTTCGTAAAAGGTATATTTTACATTCAACCCTTCTAACTTTTTCCAAATCTCTTCAATCGTGTTGGACAATATCATCACGACTCCCTGCTGCGGGAGTTGATATTTGGTAGGAAAAAGCACTTGCCAATAATACATGACGTAATCTCCTAACAGGACATACTCTTTCAAACGACGGATTACATCCTTGACTTTATTCTTCGATATAGATAAGATGGGTTTGATATCACAGTTTCGAATCAGAAAGGGATGATGCTGATTTAATAATTCTAGTCTCTGATATACTTTTGTCCATCGAGATAAATCTCCCATGGGTCGAGACAGCTCTTGATGCATGCTCATTCTTAAATAATTATAAGGCACATAGTGTATCCCGTCTCTTGTGAAAGATTCTGTATAGAGATTTTTATACAAGGGCTCTTCTATTTGAGTCATATCTACCAAAGGCAAATAGTTGACAAAGAGCTTATAGGTTCCTTGAAACATGGAAGGTTTTACTTCGATGGGTTTGAACTCGGGATAAAGTAAATCGGCCAGTTCCATCAAGTCGCTCTTTGCATTTATAGAAAAAAAATCATAATCCGGTATATCTGACTCTTGATAAAATTGAACCTCTTTAGGCAATGCTCGATTGATAGCAGTTCCACCATAGCCAATTAATTTCTTTTTACGAATAAAATGCTCAATCTGGACAAAGAGAGAAGGTTTTGTATAGATATCTTTCTTTTGTTTTTTTTGTTCTAACTGGTTTATTCGTATCGCTTGTTCAAGCTTATCCATACTATATCCAACTATTTTTAGATTACTAATTTGAAGGTGGCAAAGGAGGTTGTATTAGTATTGAACTTTTGAATTGTTCGTGATATTTTGTCATATAGACATCGTTCATTTGAAAATTCATTCCAATAAACTGAAAGTTTTGTTTGATACCAACGGTATAATAATCATAATTATTACTTTTTGGGTTAAAGTCTGGATAAAGTATGTTGACATTTGCTCGGTTTGGATCGATCCCAGTATCCAATAAATCATAGGCGTCTGTTTCTCGATAGATTTGATTGGTCAAGGTCCCAAAGTTGATCGCCGTAATCGGTGCCAAAAGAGTGTTCTCAAACCCATTTAATCCTGTGATATCTACGAGGATGGTAACTTTTCCATTAAAATCTGAAATAGGCAACTCATCTACAGGTGTCGTATTAGGAGATTTAAACAATAGATTGCCGGACGCATTTCCGTAGCCAAATATGGATTGTAACACTTCTCCCATTTTGTTGTAGATCTTTTGGTTCGAGCTTTGAATACGAAAGATGAGAAACAAGGGATCTTTCACATTTGGACAGTTTGCGGTATCGTATATAAACATTTGTTTGACTTGGGTCATCGTGAGCGTAAAGGGTAGACTGTTGTAAGATTCCTTGTATTTTTTGGACAGAAGAGTAGATGTTCCAACCACAGGCTCCCCATGCAAAGAATAGATTGTAAAATCTAACGCACGGGCGCCTTGTTTTGCGCAATTCATAAGAGCACATTTATCCACGTATCCATTTTTAAAGTCGCCATTACAGCAGCAATTATACGCAGTCTTTATAAAGGTTCTTTTTATAGGTGTAGCAAGAACTTCTTCGGTTAAGTTTTGTAGTTGGAGTATAGGGTAATCTTTGATCCTATCACAATCGTCCTTTCGTTTTTTCACGGCCAGATAAATAAAATACAAAATGAAGAATAAAATGACAAAGATGAGCACATACGCAATCGTGCTTGAATCTACATCACCCAATGCTTGGTTTAATTTTTTGGTCATATCCTCCATAGGATTAGTGACTTGTGCCGACATACGATATATGTATATTTAAATATAAAAATTTTATGTTTATCTTATAAAATGGGTGGTGGATTATTGAACATTATCTCTTATGGAAATCAGAATATCATGTTGAATGGAAATCCAAGTAAAACCTTTTTTAAGACCGTCTATGCGAAATATACCAATTTTGGCATGCAAAAATTTCGTTTAGATTATGATGGTCAGCGAAATCTAAAACTCAACGAAGACACCCACCTTACGTTTAAGGTGCCTAGACACGCGGAATTATTGATGGATGCGTTTTTAGTTTTTCATCTACCTGATATATGGAGTCCTATTATTCCACCTTCTTCTACGACCGATTGTTGGAGGCCGTATGAGTTTCGATGGATTCGTCATATAGGAGCGAATATTATTAAAAGAGCGAGAGTGATTATCGGCGGACAAACCATTCAAGAGTTTTCGGGTGAGTATTTGAAAAACATGGTAGATCGTGACTTTAATACGGACAAGAAGAATTTTTTTCACAAGATGATTGGACACGATGAAGAACTGTATAAACCAGAAGTTGCGTTCAATCGTTTTAATCGATATCCGAATAGCTTCTACATGAATTCGCCGTTAGAACCTTCTTTGAGAGGCCGAACCATCTACGTGCCTCTTCATTTTTGGTTTATGAATTCAGCAAAGATGGCCATCCCTCTCGTCAGTCTACAGTATCACGAAATGCAAATTGATCTAGATCTAAGACCGATTCGAGAATTATTTACCATCAACGATGTGTCTTTGACCAAAGAACAAGGTTTTACCACTAACTCCATACAACCTAACTTTACCAATGAATACCATGCGATGTATCGATTTTTACAACAACCCCCTAATTTTACCTTGGAATCTAGTAGCTATTCAAATAAAAATACTTCTTGGGATAATGACATTCATCTAATGACAACGTATGCCTTTTTGACAGACGAAGAAGCAAGAACCTTTGCCGCAAATGAACAGCGGTATTTGATCAAAGATATTCATGAGACCAAACATCCAAATATTACAGGAAGTAGACGTGTTCGAATCGATACAAATGCCCTCGTTTCTTCTTGGATGTGGCATTTCCGAAGAAGTGACGCGTTCAAGCGTAACGAATGGTCCAATTATAGCAATTGGGATTATGAAAGTGTTTTACCCGTGAATGTAATACCGGCTCCTGAAACAAGCGCCTATAGCGTGAATAATTTTCAGATTGGTCCTGGTGCTGAGTATACACGCTCTTCAAACAACCTCATCGTGTCTTCTTCAAATGGATATTACATCACTCCTAAAATGTCGACAAAAAACATCAAACAGATTCTCTTATCTCTTTCAATCCTATTTGATGGTAAATTTAGAGAATTCTCTTTTAATCCAGGTGTTTACAACTATATGGAGAAATACAAGAATTCAAATAGTATCTCCGACGATGGGCTCTATACCTATAGTTTTAGTCTAAATACCAGTCCATTTGAATTACAGCCTTCTGGTGCGATTAACCTTAGTAAATTTAAAACGATTGAACTAGACATCTCTACCATACTTCCCGATTTAGACCCAAATGCTAGTTTTCAAGTGATCTGTGATACAGAAGGCACCGTCATTGGAACGACTCAAAAAGATGTGTTGTATATTTACGGATTTGATCTATACTTAGCCGAAGAGAGGTATAATTTATTAAGGTTTATTAGTGGAAATGCCGGACTACTCTATATAAGATGACACCTCATGAATATTTTATAACTATATATATTATGTCTAGTGAAAACCCTTCACAATTGTATGTCGATGATAAATTTATATTTGGTCCAAAACCCAAAGATGGTGAGATATTTAAAGGAGACGTTACGTTAAAGGCAGATGACGGAACCACCTTGACCGTGAAACAAACCGGAGATACGGTTTACAGAGAGGATAAAAAAATGTTCGAATCTACTAAAGGAACCAAAATAGCCTATATCATCGAATTTCCAAAGGATACGAAATCTAATTCAACCAATACCTCTTTTACTACACCTAAAAATGGCATATGGACTTTTAGTGATAGTTCGAATATAAGCACAGACAATAAAGGCAATCTTAGTAAGCGAGTGACCACGGGCACTGTAAATATCATCCCCTCTACCGGAATAAGTAAACAAACCGAAACAGCAAAGGTCGCCACTACTTTTGTAGACAACGCGACAAAGACAGAATCGTCAAGTTGGACGGAATCCAAAACAGGAAATTTGAATGAAAATCCGCTGTTAACGATTGGTCTCATCGTCTATGATCTTTTGATGGATATGATGATTGTCGTTATTTTTTGGATACTCTTTGTATCGATCAGCTGTTGGTTAATGGTCCCGGCGGAACATTTATATCCTACAGATGTGTCAAAATTTCCATTTGTCTATTACAAAACAGAGGGTAGGTATTACGACATGTTGACTCACGACACAGAAAATGAAGACATTTGCAAAAAGAAGGATACAAAATTAAACTCAGAAGAAGTGGCCAAACAAAAAAGCCTATTCAATATAATTGATTCCTTAAAGGATGTTGTGAAAGAGATGCTCTCTATCATTTATCCAGCGATCGTGAGCCATGAAGAAAAGGATGTAAATATATTAAGCGTTTATCTTACGCAAAGTTGTGTCAAAGATTATAACTCCATCGGTATAGCAGAATCGCTTCAATATCTCTTGATGACCCTTGTGTTTCAGAATTTTTTATACTGTAACAAGGTTACCCAAAATATACATTCTATCTTCTCATATATTTCTGTTAAAATATTACCTTATTTAGGAAAAACTTTACCTGTTGTATTATTTGCTGCCATCCTCTACGTTTTGTTTATGGGATCAGGTGAAATGTCTAATAAAGTAATTGATATATTAAAGATCAAATTAAAGGAAGGTGACGACTTAGAAACGCATCTCACGAATTCATTGATTCGATTATTGATCTACAGTATATCGTGCACTCTTACCTTGGTCATGCCTTTGTGCTCTATTTTGATTCTGGTCTCTTGGATGGTTACGACGTTTACGCTTGGAAAAAATATATTTGGCGCTTTCAATAAATCTCTTTTCTGGTTTTCATTAGCGACTCTATTGTTCTCGCTTGGATCTTATTCGACCATCATTCTATTGGCAAGTAATACCGTTAATCCGAAAGACATGTTTAATTTTAATGAAGGAGGAACCTTTGCGATCATGACGATGATTTTTTCGGCATTTGGTATTCTATTGCCAGTGCTTTCGGGTCTTTTCTATGGACTGTATCTTGCCTTTAAACTCCTTACTTCTTTTTTCCAATTTCTTAGATTTAACACTGTATTAGAAAAGTTACAATCTACCATCGTGTCTTTAATTTTGGTCGCACTTGTGCTCTTGATCAAACATGTCAAAAGTAGACTGGGTGATACCTACATGATCATTACCATTATTATCAGTGTATTGATTGGAGGCTATAACATGAGTAATCTATTTAAAGATCCTGGTCCGCCTAAAGTTATCGTTCCTGGTCCATTTAAAGTGGTTTGATCTTAAGAATTCTATTACGAATCAAAAGGGAATTAAACAGTTCGTTGTAGGTTTCTTTATATGCCAAGGGTGAGTTTGTGCACTCCTACGTTTAATCGCCGTCCATTTTTTAAAGGAACCATCGCAAATGTATTGTCCCAGGATTATCCTCTCGATCAGATAGAGTGGATTATTGTAGACGATGGGACAGATAAAATCGGAGATCTTGTCTCTCATCTACCTTTTGTCAAATACATTCCTGTAGAAAAAATGCCCTTGGGTAAAAAAAGAAATTTCATGCATGACCAATGTTCTTTTCAAGAAGACGATGATATTATTATCTACATAGACGACGATGATTATTATCCCGTTCAAAGAGTATCTCATGCGGTGTCTCGGCTTACTGGATCGGATGCTTTGTGTGCTGGATCTAGTGAAATGTTCATCTGGTTCAACAGTCTTCAGAAGATGTATAAATTTGGACCCTATGGTCCCAATCATTCGACCGCCGGGACATTCGCCTTTAAGCGTGCTCTTTTAAAACAAACTCGCTATCAAGATGATGCCGTCATTGGAGAAGAAAAGCATTTTCTGAAGGATTATACCATTCCATTTGTTCAACTCGATCCAATGAAAACCATTTTGGTTTTTTCGCATAACCAAAATACGTTTGACAAGCGAAAACTGATTGATACAACCAGCTCGGTATGTAAAGAATCTTCTTTGAAAGTAAAACATTTTATTAAAAACAAAGAAATTCATCACTTTTATACGAAAGAAATGGATACTCTCTTAGAGTCGTATGAACTGGGTGAACTCAAATACAAACCCGACGTAGTTCAAGAGATTAAGCGTCGAGAACAGCAACATGCTCAAAAATGTCGATCGATTAATGTTGATGAACTCATGACTGCTTTGCGTAAAAAAACCGAAGAAAATCTAGCCCTCGAGAAAGAACTCGCGTCTAAAAATGAATACATTAGACTTTTAGTTGAAAATATAAGGTTGCGCGATTTGTCTCGTTCTGAGTAAGCTCATCTGTTTGTTTTCTCCAAAGTTTATAATACAAGTCCTTCTTCGAACAGTTTAGTTTATGACACAGTCCTATCATAAAAGTATTGTTGTTGTATTCATTACTGTATTTTGTAAGCACTTTTGTAAAACGATATTCAGCAACCTTTTTAGGTGTTATTTTAGACTCTTGGTATAAATAATAATTGTGTAGAAGTTTAATGTAATACGTCATTTCATTAAAAATCCACAATTGTTTTTGAAAGCTAATACGATCAAAATAGTCTCCTATACATAGATTCTTTAAGATGTTTTGATAAAACGGAAAATGTTCTTCTTGTAAGACATCGATCAGGTTCTCATGAAACAAAAGGGCCTGTGTCGCTTTTTCGTTTTCAATCATGAAATCGTCCTTAAATTGCTTTGTCATAATTTGAGTAATATTAATTTGAATACTTTTTTCATATTGATTATGAGCAATCTCTCTCGAAGCTTTGGTTTGTATACAGGTGCATAATTTCATAATTTCTTTAATCTTCTTATCGTAGTAATTGGTTCCACATAAAATGAGAGAAAAGGTTCGTATCTTTTTCTTTTTTTCTTCTAATTTAAATTGTTTTAAAAATTGGGTGAGCACCTTTTTTTCATGTGTATGAAGAAAATCAATATTGTCAATCACGCAAATCTTTTTTTTAGGAGCTTTATGAAAAATATCGATCACGGTAGGTTGTATCCATTTATATAAATCATCAAATTCTTGTATATCTTGGATCGAGACAAAAATAGAGTTGTCTAGTTCTTTTAACAGGGTTGTTTTATACGTGCCTGATTTACCAAAAAGATAGATTGGCTTGGATGATTTTAAAGCTGATTTGATTTCTTGTAAGGTCATTAAATAATCCATCGAATTATATTTAAATACTTGAACTATTTGAAATACCGTCCCAAGCCACTCCGCAATCCGCAGCCCAATCTCTTTTTTCCGGGATACCCATGCCTTTTGTGCTGAGACGCACACATTTAGGTTCGGTATTTGAATAGACACTGCCTTGTGCGATACAGTCTCCCGACTGATTTAAACTGTAGAAATCAGGACAGGGAGAAAGCGTAGGCGGAAATTCTTGAGATTTATTCTTGTTGCTCATGATTACAGCCATAATCACAAGAAGAATTAAAAGTTGAACCACGGCCGCAATGATCGCATTTTTATAAAATCCCATGTATAATTTATAAAAATAAAATATATATTATAGTTCAATGGAATCCAATGGAAGAATAGACTTGCTCACTTATCAAGGTGGGACGCCTCTTTTTTTAAAAGATAAAATTCTCCCTAAGTCAAAGACCCATTATTTTAATGCGATGAAGCATACCCTTCAAAACTCTGAATTGTCCTTGTTGTTTTTTTCTTCTAAAAATATCAATATTATTGAAAACGGAATTAAGGCGGGTGTCTATGAAATGTCCAACAAACATCATGTGATTGATACACAGGACCGTGATCAACTCTATGTCATCATGCGCGCCACTTTTTTACAGTATAGTTTAAACCAACCCGATAACCTGACCCAACAAATTGAAGTGTTAAACTCAAGAGTCATTTCCTATTGTGTTCCACGGATTTACGGAGAGATCCAAAGTTACCTCCATTATAAAAAAGACATCTCTACGTTAGCCGTGCCTTTAGCCAATCCTGCTTATTATCACAAGGACACTACCGTCGAATTCAAACGGTTCTTTTAGTTCGATGGTGTCTTTTACGTCTTCGAGTTTTGGTTCTTTTTATTTTGGAACGTTTCTTTCCGCCAAGCATACACTTACCATTGGCCATTTCTTGCTTAACGATTGGAGATATACCATGGCATACCGTACAACCATAATCAACCAATAAAATATGTTGTAGTTTATATTTTTCATGGATGTGGTCGAACAATTCTGATTTTTTAATACGAAAGACGCCACTGTTTATTTCATCTGCTCCTGTATAGAGCTTGGTAAACTGTGGTCCGATTATACCCTCACTGTTTTGAACCAGATGTAGTAAAAGTATCGTGCCATTTCTTATGGGATTAGACGGATTTTCATCAGAAAATATCCATTCTCGTTCAGCAAAGAACCATGGATCTTTGCTCAATAATCCAGGCTTTTCAAAAAAAGCCTTCGCACAGGTTCTAGTTTTTTCATCTACTTTACTCAGATTTAAATTGCTTATGTCTTTTATATTTTGTTTATCCAGAAAAGCAATTTCTGCTATCTTATCGTTGGGTAAATAAAAAGCGCATTTATATCGTTCCCAAATATTGAGTTCTAACGCCGCCGTATCCGTGTGAAATTGAGAATAACTATCAATATTTCCTACAAGAAGTGTTTGCTGAACCATCATCTCAGGTGTTTCACGATAAATCAAATCGCCCGAAAAAGCGCCTGTAGTGTTTCCTTGAAAAGTAGAGTGTCCTACAACAAAAACAATACCGTCACGTAGAGGTAGTTCTTCCGCAGCCGCCATCTATATTATTATAACATTATTTCTAACTCACGAAGTTCTTTGATCCACATCTGCTGTTCCGTCATCCCATTTGTCTCGTCCAACTCTTTCTGTTTGGTTTCGAATTGTTCTTTGAGATGTGCCACGTTTTCTTCACTTACACTGTCCATGCTCATCTTGGTCAAATACTGAAAGGTTCCTTGCTGAAGATCATACTTCTTGCCAGTAAGGAGGTCTGTGATTTGACTAGACGATTTCCTTCGCAAGTCGATGGTCTCGTCTAAACATTCCTGAATGTATCGATGGCGATTCTGAAGGACCAAGATCTCTTCACGCAAATGTTTCAACAAATACTCCTTGCGTTTCGAGTAATATTGGATACGCTGTTCCAGAAACGCATCACAAATCTCATGAACTTCATTGAAGTGAACCAATTTCTCTTCATGATTGAACAAGTTCATGTTCGAGGTAGAGAGGTAGGAATAGAGCTTGAGTGTTTTCACCAAATCATCTCCTTCCATCTCTTTGGCCAAGATGAGTTTCATGTGAACCACTTTGTCCGTAGACAAGTCAGTGAAATCTTTCAGGATTCCGTCATCCACTAGCTTGTCTAGAAAGATGAGGTAATCTTCGTTCCAGGTTCCAATCGGAAGCTCGGTCACTTCTACTACATTCTTTTTAAGGGTATAGACACCTCTCGACAAGAATCGTTTCTCGGTCTCTCGCTCAATCGTGCCTTTGAATCCACGAAAATACGGCACAAACTCCTGGACAGTAGGCTTTCCTTCTAATGTATCTGTCAAATACTTCACAATCTTTTTGGGATCGTAACAATGAACCTCGGTGCTAAACCCTGTGCCAATGCCTTTGGTACCATTCACCAAAATCATAGGAATAATGGGCGCATAGAAGATCGGCTCCACCGATAAGCCATCGTCATCCAAATAGGTGAGAATCGCATCGTCTTTTTTCGGAAATAGGGTTCGCGTGATTTTCTCAAGCTTGGTAAAGATATACCTCTCCGATGCGCTATCTTTTCCTCCTTGAAGACGTGTGCCAAACTGTCCGTTTGGAGAGAACAAATGAATGTTGTTGGATCCCACAAAATCTTGTGCCATGTTGACAATCGCTCCATTGAGGCTGGCTTCTCCGTGATGATATCCCGAGTTCTCAGAGACGTATCCGCTAAACTGAGCAACCTTGATCTCCTGTGTAAGATTCTTTTTGAATGCGCTATACAAGATCTTACGCTGAGATACTTTGAGTCCATCCATCAGATTGGGTATCGACCGGTCACAATCGTATTTTGAGAAATGTATCATTTCCTTGTTGACAAAGTCGCCTAACGAAATGTCTTTGGCTTTGGTATCGACGCGCAAATGACGATCGTATACACTGAGCCAATCTTTTCGAAGATCAGCCTTCTTTTTGTGAAAGAGCATGTCCAAGGTCTCCGCGTCTTTATCTTCCTGACAGAAGTGAACGATTTTCTTCTCTTTGAAATACTCTTTGAATTCGGTTCCAGTGCTAGTCCCCAAACCCTTGTAATACTTCAATTTCCATCCTTCCAGACCTTCCTCCTTCCAGGTTTCGTAATCCGATTCGTTGTAGAAAGACAGCACCTTCGATCCTTTGGTCGCTTTCAGAATTGGGGTATTCATGAAACCAATGAAACGATCCAACTTGAGAAGAGAAGGCCACAAACATTCGAACAAGTTGAGACAGAGACCTTTGATGTGACTTCCGTCCAAATCCTGATCCGTCATGAAGATGATCTTGCCGTAACGTAGTTCCTTGACATCTTCATACTCTTTACCCGTCTCAAGAGCCATGATCTTCTTGATCTCAATAATCTCCTTGTTCTCATTGATCTTTTTCAGAGGCTCTCCGCGGACGTTTAGAAGCTTTCCTTTCATCGGATAGACTCCAATAAAGTTTCGATCTTCTGGAGTCAGACCTGAAATAATACCTGCTTTCGCAGAGTCTCCTTCGCACAAAATCAGCATACACTCCGACGATTGTTTGGTCCCCGCAAAATTTGCATCCACTAACTTTGGAATGCCGCGCAAGTTCTTCACCTTGTTTCCATCCGACTTTTTGGAGTTCTTCTTCTCCTTCAGTTCGTTCATGTCACAGGAAGCAGACAACACGCCCATGTTGGCAAGCTTTTCTACAAACTTGTCGCTTACCGTACAGGATGAACCAAACTTGGAAGACGGTGTCGTCAGATAGTCCTTGGTTTGACTGTCAAAGGATGGATTCTCAATGGTACAGTTTAGAAACAAGGTCAATTGTTCTTTGATAATTGCCGGTTTGACATCGATTTTCTTCTTCTTCAGAATGAGCGCATTCATCTTTTTGATAACCTGTTGGATGATGTAATCCACATGCTTTCCTCCCTTGTTCGTAAAGATCCCATTCACAAAAGAGATCTGTTTGAATTCATCGCTCAAACAGATCGTATACGTCCATCCGTCGATCGTCTCCGTGACCTTGTCCTCGTCTGTATACAAGGAAACATAATGCGAAAAGTCTTTGACCGGAACCGCAACCTCATTGTATTTGACTTTGACCTCTTTGCTAGTGACTCCCGCAATGTCATAAACTCGGCGCTGAAAGAGAGAAATCATCATAGGAGTGAGCCCAGCAAGTCCAAATCGTTTGTAGTCTGGTTCGAAGCTTACCGTGGTATACGGTTTCTTGACACAGGCTTTCACCTCGGGTGGATGAATGACGTCCATATTCTGTTCAAAGACTTGAGTGTATTTAAGCTTTCGAACCGCATCGACCGTTTCGATTCTTCCCCAAGTAGACCAAATAAGCACCAATTTAAAACCAAATCCATTCTTGCCTCCTGTAATCTTTTGTTCTTCTTTGTTATAATTGGTAGACGTTCGCAAGTGAGCGAAAATCATTTCCGGAATCCAAATGCCATATGTCGGATGTTTCTCCACATCAATCCCATCTCCGTTATTCGTAAGCGTAATACGATTGTTCTCAATCTTGACATCAATCGTGGTGACCAGTTCGGTAGTAGGCACAGACGCCTTCTTCTGATTGGTCCGAATCACATGATCTCTACAGTTGACGATACCTTCATCGAACAATTTAAACAAAGCAGGATTGTATTCAATCTCTTCTAGGACGATTTTTCCCTCTTTCCAAACATACATCGGTCCGGTAGACGTATCAATCGACCCAATGTAAGTGTCTGGATTATCCAAGATGTGCTCCTTGTCGGTTTTCTTTTGGTACTGAGTCTCGAGAGAAGTCATGGTGTATACGGAATCTATTCACGTTAATCTTACATCAATTTTATTTATAGTTTATGAACAAATAATCTTCTATTTATACAATGTTAAATTCATGTAACAAAAAAAATAACATTTGTCTCAAGTCTATTTATTCTTATCCATCCAATCAACTCTCTACCAAAAGAGTTCAGGCCTCTATCATTCGTAATCACGCAAAAATCACCTATAACAATACACGACTCAAAACCATTTATAATTTGATGCTTGGTCTAGATTATGTGATCAATCGAAATTTACTCTTTCAATACAAGTATAAACTATATACACGATATCTGAACGAGTTGATCAGTGGAAATATCACCCAAGAGATGAAACGCAAATTATCCGATATGATACAGACCCTTGTCTCGACTCTTACTTCTACCGAATACTACGTCGTGTTTGAATTGGACCCACCCGCCCCCGTAATCATACCCGATATTATTGTAGATTCAACGTATACCTTTTATGTCATTCAGCGAGTGATGCCAATTCGAGCCTATTTTATGTTTAAAAACATAAGCACGGATTTCATATTAGAACCTTTAACCTTTTATACCTTTGATGTATCTGATCCTTCCAACTTAAATTCGAAATTATCCTTCTCGGAGAATAAATACAGCAGTATACCTTATCGTGGTGTAGAATATATTTCTACGCCGGGAACTCCGGGAGCAAAGGTTGTGTTGAGTATCTATAGTGATATTTCATCCCTTCAACTCTATGTGTATAATGCGTCAGAACAATTTCCTATCCTTCAATACAATTGGGGCTATTCGCTAGAAAGCATCCTGATCCGCTTGGACAATTCCGTAGTGGAATACGTTTCCAACTTTTTATTCTTGAATGCGAGACAATACTCTTATCTATCGGTCTATGAATACAAGGGACCCAAATACAGTATGAACGATACATTGAACCCCGTTGTCTTTTTAGAATTCAATCAGTATTCCTATACTCTTACGTATGGGACCTATTATTTAGAGATACCCAAAACCTATGCGGCAACCCTACTCAATAAAGGGTATGAAAGCTCTATTAGCTTTATTGGCGATTCTACTAAAAAAACGACTGAATCTGTATACGGGACAAGTCTGGCGACTGAATCCATGGTTCCTCAAGAAGGATCTTATGATTTCTATTATGGTAGAGTTCAACTGACCATCTATACACCCTTTACGGTAGATTTGTCTTTTTATTCGCGCTCTTTTGGATTCATGGGAGGAATGAAACTGATTAAATTTGTAGATAAACTGGATAACATGGACGCCATTACATCCTTACCCTATTCGAACACCATCAAACACGGGAATCTAATACGTTTCAATGGAGACAGCACCCTTTCAAATCAACAATATGGACTCTCAATGGGTATCTATCGAGTCAACATTGATCTATCTATGAATGTTGCGTTTATGAACAATGGAAAAGAAGATCTGTTTGATCTATTAACCACGCCTACCACCGTTCAATCCGGCCCCTTTATGGCACCCGATGGACGTCTGTATACTTTTTATAGTGGTCGTATCAACATGGTGGTCAAAGGTTTTTTTGAAACCATCTCTATGTGTACACGTTCAGGTTATTCCAATGGATATAAATTACTCACCTACAATGCCTACAATGGTCCCTCCAATACGTATATCTATCGTTCATTACAGAATAGAAAGGGGCTATGCTTTCAAAATACGTTTTATCTATACGACAATAAGTCTATTTATTTTAACGATGACCATAACACGACTACACCGAGTTATGGACTATACAAAGGAGTCTATACTATTTTTAATATACCCTATCACTGTCCTATTACTCTTTTGAACAAAAACAAAGAATCTTTAGTCGTATTAGAAAGCTTAACCAAAACAACAAGAGGAGGAACCGGACCAGATGGGACGGTCTATACTTTTTATTCAGGAACGCTTCGAATTAAAGTCCAGGGTAACTTTGGACAAATGTCTCTCTATACCTTGTTCAATGGTTACATGGGAGGAAGAGGCTTATTTACCTATGGGGAAATATTTGATAACCGGATTTCTTATCCTGACGTGAGAGCGATACCTGTTATCACAGAGGTAACTGCGAATACAGTCTTTAATGATTCCTTGTTATCTAGCGTGTTTGCGAACTTACGTATTCTTATGAGTGACTCCGTACCTCTCGAACCCTCTACCCCCTATAGTGATCTATATACCTATCCAATTATCTATAATGTAGTCAATATATCTACCACCATTGCGTTTAATTCAGAGTCCCCCCTTTTGAATAAAAAATACGTTTTAAAAAATGGCATTTATATATTAGATTCTAGTGTCTATCTTACTCTTTTAAATTACGGGAATGATCGTATCAAAATGATAGGCGTTTTGTCTCAATCCTCGACCGGGTCTGATGGGAATAAATACAATTATTTTAGGGGCAATACCATTGCGATTTATGTGTATTCTAATTTCGGACTATGTTCTTTAGAAGCATTAGGTGGACCTCTGGGTAATTATATCTTATGCCACGAGGAAAATTTATTATTGTAATTTTTATATTTCTTCTATATATATGCATACAAAAACGGTTGGATCTCGTGCGGAGGTATTTCACGGAAATGCTCATCATACTTCAGGTGGATTAAAGAAAACTGATTTAATGAAGAATAAACACGGTGAAATTGTCTCGAAGAAGAAGCACTTTCAAGCAAAGAAAGACAAACGTTTAGAGAAGGCTGGCTATTTTACTCAAAAAGGTAAATTTGGATTTGTAAAACGAGACAAATCCGCAAAGTCAAAGAAGTCAAGACGCAAAACGCGTAGAACCTAAACATTTTCTTGGCACACTTCCTGAATTACGAAGCAATTGGGTTCGATGATGCACTAAATTCTTATCCACTTGATTAGAAGGTAGTTTTAGTTTATCGTATTGCGCATTTTTCTTTAAGACGCTTGTACGTGTTGAAGAGTCTTGAAACGTTTGATTTATTCCGATTTGTTTTGTGTTTTTTACGATAAAATTTAGTTTTAATCCCATTACTATAACGACCTTTTTTTTTTTTACGCGTGCCTCCTATTTTAAAAGAACTAATTTGACTGACCATCTTTATACCGCTGTCTGTGATCGAATTAGAAAGGTGACACGTTGTAAGATCTCCTTGATACGCATTACACTTCATTTATATAATCCTATATAAAAACATTAATTTTTCTTTTATTCCTTTTCTTTTTTCAGAACTTTTTATTTCTGAAAAAAAATAATTCCTTCACCCTCCCTCCCTCAAAAAAAAATAAAAAAGTTAGGCTATCATAAGTAGCCATGGTGCGAAAATGCTACAAAAGTAGACAGAAATTATTACGATAGAAAGTGTGGCTGCTACTTTTGTAGAACAAAAAGTAGCAGAAAAGAATATAAAATTTATTATAGTGTAACTTTATATGACATTTTGTTGTGATTGTTGTAATTATACCACGAATAAAAGGTTCAATTACGAAAAACATTTAGCTAGTAAAAAACATGCTATGCTCGAAGAAAGTAGCAAAAAGTTAGCCAAAGTTAGCCAACCGTTAGTCGAAATTAGCCATTCTTTAGCCAAAATTAGCCATTTGGTAGCAACCTCTAAATTATTCAAATGTAAATATTGTGACCAGAGTTACCGTCACAAATCCTCATTGTCAAAACATGTAAAATACTCCTGCACAAAAAACAAAGACGAAGATTTGACGGAGCTTGTTCGGCTACTGAATCAGCAACTGGAACAACAGAAACAAGAATTTACCAAAAAGATTGAAGCTCAATCGAAACAAATTGAAAAACTCATGGGAAAACTCGAAATTCATGGATCTTTCAATACAACCAACATCCAAAATATTCATTTACTTGCCTATCGATCCACGGATGTTTCTCATCTCACAGACCAAGACTATCGAAGTTGTCTCAAGAAAGTAAATTATTGCGTCAAGAACATGATAGAAAAGGTTCACTTCAATCCATCCAAACCGGAAAACATGAACATCTATATTTCTAATATCAAAGACAAATACATCATGGTCTACGATGGATTGAATTGGACTCTTGCGAACAAGAAAGATGAAATCGACAGACTCTACGAAGAAAAAGAAATGATGTTGGAAGAATGGCTCGAGACAAATCCAGAGAAAGAGCTCAAGGACAAGTTTATGAAGTATTTGAACAACAAAGAAAGCGATGAATGTTTGAACCGTATCAAGGAAGAGATCAAGCTGATGCTGTATAACAATCAGAAGATGTTGGAACTGAAGAATGGAGTCTAGGCTTGAAGTAAAATGTATTGAAGCGTAAACGGAATCACCCATTTACCCTTCTCTATCTGGGGCTCGAACTCCCAAGCAAACGGGACCATAGGAAGGTCTTTGCTTGGTTGATAGCAAAAATAGCTGTGTATATAATAAGGCGCAGCGATCGTGAGTAGCAATGCCTTGATCAAGCTATAGGGTTCTACCACCGTATGACACTTCTTTTCACAACACCTTAGAAATGAAAATAGTAACATTTCATTGATATAATAATCAAACGTTCTGTCTTCTTGATAGACCACTTTGAAGCCAGACTGGATCGCATATTTTGTAAATCCATCACTACCATGCGGATAACATCCATCGTTTCCTGCCCATAAGATATACGATTTCACTTTATCTATCAACGGATAATCATAGGTGTTGGTATGACAAGATGTGATAAAATACTTACCACCAGGATTCAACACGGACCGAATGATCTTAGAAAATGCTTTGTATTTTTCTTCATTCGAGTCTCCAAATAAAAGGACATATTCTAAGTTGCCACATTGTATGACCAAATCGAATTTACCAATTTGATCCGTAATATCCCAAGAATTTAAGCAATGGGCTTCGAACCCTAAAGACCTTGCGTTTTCAACTTGCTCGTTCGCAATACTGACACCTACAGGACTAATCTCATAATTGTCTCGAATATACTTTAAAAAGTCACATTCTCCAAATCCAATTTCTAAAATCTTCATACCAGGTTGAATGTTACATTTTTTACAGATATAATCGAATTTCTTTTGTTCACTTAAGTATTTAATCGATTTATCGTGACGTTTTCCACGGATATCTGTAAAATAAGGAGAAGGATTATTCAAGGCTTCATAGTATGTTTTTTGGCCCCAGTCTCTGACCCTTTTTAAATTTTCTTGACTATAATCCGTCATATCAATGCCCAGTAACCCATCGTAATTACCTTCCGAGTAATTACTCAACAACGGAAATTGTTTTGTAATATCTCTGAAGTAGTCGTTGTATAAATTAGTTGTAGCAATATAGGGTTCAATTTTGTAACCATAGTATTTTAGGGTTTCTATCACTATTTCCAATAGAATAGGGACCCATACATATTGAATACCATAAACAATCGGTATGAGAATACTTATATTTCGGATCAACGCCCGTATGGAAAACCATTTTGTATGAGTAAATCCATAGGTAAGGATGAGCTGTAAAATCAAGACAAGGAATATACTTAGATAGAGGATAGCTGAATTTGTCATAGATAAACAATACAAAAGAATTTGAAACTTATTCTCTATATACATCCAAATGAATCCTGAACAGAGACTAAAACTCAATGAATTGATCCGAGCGAACAATAGCGTAGACAATACAGCCTTGATCCGTGAACTGAAACACAGCACTCGAATCTGGGATGATGTGAAAACGATTCTTCAGCTAAAAAAGGGAAAGGAATGGGCTCAAGTTGAGTCGGAATGTATTCAACAAGCAAATTTCTTGTATACAAACTACACGATGATTTTCAACCGTCTTCTTCGGGATCAACTAGATGTTTCTATTCTTTATTCCTTTTTAGAAGTGTTGAAGGAAATTGAGCGGGGCGTGCTAGATCAACACGAAGCCTCTTTTAAAATTGGAACACTCCTCAAGCAAATGTATGTGGACCCTCGCCTAGAAGAACTGAAAGAACCTGTCTATACAACAGGACAGTCTATTTCTTGGCAAGAATTTAAAAAGAAAAATAGAGATAAATAGAATGAGACATTTGGTTATTGTAGAGTCCCCTTCCAAATGTAAAACCATTGAACGTTATCTGGGAGATGATTATCGTGTGATTGCTACCTGTGGTCACTTTCGAGGATTAAATTCTTTAGACCAAATCAATCGACAAACATTCGACATCACCTTTAAAAATACCAAACCAAAAATCATCAAGTATTTGAGAGAAGAAGTTGGTATTGCGAAATCGGTTTTCTTAGCAACCGACGATGATCGTGAAGGAGAAGCGATTGCGTGGCATGTTTGTCAAGTGTGTAAGTTGCCTTTGACCACCCCTAGGATTGTCTTTCATGAAATCACCAAGCAAGCGATACAACATGCTATCGAAACACCGACTATGATTTCCTTGTCCAAGGTAATGGCCCAACTCACGCGGCAGATTTTAGATGTATACATTGGATACACGATTTCACCTTTGTTGTGGAAATCTATTCAACATACGTTAAGTGCTGGACGATGTCAAACGCCTGCACTTCATATGATTGCGGATCAAGAAGAACATATCCAGACCTCCACCCATGAACGTTTATTTTCCGTAAAGGCTTATTTTTCAAACAAACAGATTGAATTTCATTTAGAACGAAAGCTAACGAAAGAAGAAGTCGAACCTTTCCTCACTGACCTAAAAGAATTTGTGTTAGAGGGTCCTGAATACAAAGACGTTACGATGAATCCACCTCCGATCTTAATTACAAGCACCTTACAACAAAAAGCAAGTCATGCTCTACATCTTTCTCCAAAACAAGTGATGATGGCTGCTCAGACACTCTATGAGCTTGGTCTTATCACTTACATGAGAACAGACCAAGCGACGTATAGCGATGAATTTATCAAGTCGGTAGAGAGTCATTTAGGCCATGATTTCCAAATGCCTCTTCGTAAAAAAACAGATGGCGCACACGAAGGCATACGTATCACTCAGCTAAACGTTACAGACACCCATATAGATGCGCATACAGATAAAGTCTATTCTTTTCTTTATGAATATACTCTTCAAACGTGTATGAAATCGACGATACTTTGTCATAAAATTTACAAGACACTCTGTAAAGGACTTTATTTTATACATATTTCTGTGGTTATGAAAGAAAAGGGATGGATCAGCGTAAAAGAGAAGGATTGGTCTTCCTATTTAGACCATTTGAAACGTTTTCAATGTGAACGTATTTTAGCCGAAGAACACTGTGAGCAAGAATTTCATTGGTCCGAAGCTCATCTGATTCGACAACTTGAAAAGAATAAAATTGGAAGACCCTCTACGTATACTCATATTCTAGAATCTATCAAAGACAAGAAATACGTAACCCTAGGGAAAGTGAATAGAGGGACCATTCATTTGTCTGCGTATGAATGGAAAGAGAACAAGATCGATCGACGAGAATTTCCAAAAGAATTAGAAGAAAGTCATAAACTAGCACTTACGCCCCTTGGAAAAGAAGTCAATACGTTCTGTTATCAACATTTTGAACCTCTCTTTAATTACGCGTATACGTCAGAGATGGAAACCAAATTAGACTTGATTGAAGAAGGTAAACCACATCTATTGATCTTAAAAGAATCCTGTGACAAAATAGACGGGTTAAGAGAGATCAAGATAGAACCGAAGACCTATCCAACGTTACACGCGGGGACTTATCGTTCTCATGCGATCGTGATTAAAAAAGGACCCCATGGTTATTATCTTCAATATAAGGATCATACACTCTCTTTAAAAGAGTATCCTGAATATCACTTGATTGAAGAATGGATCCATCAACAACGTATGCCTCCTGAATACATACAAGGTATCATGGATTATCGAGAGAAAAATGAAAATATTTTACTCGTCGTAGATTCAGAATGGAGTTTACGAAAAGGAAGCTACGGTCCGTATTTATTTCACAAGACGGCAAAGATGAAAAAACCAAAGTTTTACAAATATACACAAGCACATACAAAAGAAGATATAGAGGCGTATATTCGAAAAAATATAAATAGATAAGATAATGGCAACTACTGGATTAGCAGCAGTGATCTTAAACGATCAAAACAAAACAAACCCTGTGTTTGTAGCACTTGCGTTAGTAGGTTTATTCATTAAGGCAACTCTATCCAAGATAACCTTATCTGAAGATGGATCTTCCGGACCTGCTAGTTCTGTGATATGGGGATATGGGTTGGTCGTATTCTCTTTGATTGGACTCATTATCGTGAATACAAATCCTGGTTCGAACGAATGGACCGAATTAAAAAAACTACCTTGGACGATTCTTCTTACGATTGTATTGTTGGTTTGGGTCATTGGAATCAATATTCAATATTATAAAGAGATTAACAAAAAAGCGGTGCCAGATGAGTATTTCATGTGGTCAGATTATTCAACCATATTACTGGTCGTGCTTATTGGAATCAGTGTATATCAATACATGTTGTATATTTTAAAGAAAGAATCTGCCGCAAATGAATTATTTATCTATTCCGTCATCGTCTTCATTTTCAATCTGATCGCGGTAACCATACAACAAGTCATCTTGAATTGTTTTTATGTAGATGGATAAGAATCGCTTGGATACATGTCTAGTTTACTCGTGAGTCCAATATGTGTATCTGATTCCCAAATACCGGAAATACGAAAATAGAGTCTAAACGCATCTACTTTATGTTTATAATAAAATACATTCTTGGAATCGTAACAAGGATAATGTATTTTCTTATGAATCGTTAGATTAAACGATTCTAGTAGTTGATGCTCAAATCGTATCACTTTGTCTAAAAAGGCATCATCGATGGTAAAGTTTACCATAAATTGATCATTGATTTCTTTGATTTGATAACTTTTTAAGTCGATCCAAATGAGAATCGAATTCAACGTGAACGACAATAGGTTATAACTAATCTTGTAGAAATAATTGTAATTTAAAAACTTATTCGGGATAGGTCTACAAAGAAAACAGTGATTGGATTGAATATCCTCTATAGATTGATATACATTCATATTATAATAAAACGGATTATATATTTAAATAATGATTATATACTCTTTCAGATGAAAGAATCTATTATTCTCTATGGTCCGGAAAATTCACTCAAATATAAAAAAGCCTACGAAATCATATTGCCTTACAGTAAATCAAAATTAAAATACAAGCGAAAGATTGAAATTACATTAAATGGTGAGATCTACTACTATAACATCAGTGATGTTCATTTTGAGATTGATTTTGAATTACTTGGGACCAATGAACATGGACTATGGTATGAGTTCATCAACCACGTATCTGCGATAGTTCAAACTCAAACAGAGTTCAGTATTATACTTTGTCGAAATTTCCATTTGATGGATCAAGAATTGTTGTCCATCTTTTACACCTTCATGCGAAATCCTAAAATCAAATTTATATTATGTGCTCGATACTTGTCCTTCATACCTAAATATGTAAAAGAAATATGTGAAATTATACCCATGAAGAAGGTTGGAAATGAAATATATGGTAACCAATACAAAATACATTGCGATAAGATTGTAGAATTTATCAAACAGGGCACAGATCTTTTTTTACTCAGAGAATGTATCTATCAATTGTTCACCTATAACTACGACATTCATTTATGTCTCCAATATATTTATTTTGAGATTGTCCGAACCTCTCGATTGAATGTAACGATACAAGATTTGGTTCCCATTCTAGAAAAATACAATACCAAGTATCGATCTATTTATCATCTTGAACATTTCTGTATGACTTTAAAAATGAACCTTATAGAATCTCGTCCTTTGTGTTAAAGGAGTCATTCTCTACAAGTGATCGTCGTTTATCATCTTTTCCTTCCTCCATGCTTTCTTGTTCTGGGTCTTCGGTTTGATCTAAACTTACGAGTGTATTTTTTATACATATATAGATACAATAGATTATAACTAACAAATGAATTTGGAAAAAGCCTGTTCTTTGTTAGATATTTATCCTTCTGACATTCATGGTCCACTTCTAAAAAAGAATTACAAACGTAAATGTCTCCGTTTTCATCCAGATAAAAAAGGAGACAAGGCAAAATTTGTTGAGTTGAAACAAGCGTATGATTTTCTATGCCAGCAACCCAAGCCTTCATCGTTTTTAGACGATGTGGATGAAACTTTTTTGAGACAATATCTTTATTCGATTTATAAGTCCGATCTAGACCTTTTTAAACATCCCTTATTTGTCCAGTATTTTGTAGATCCAGTAAAACACCATCTTCATCATTTCAAAGAGTATATTTTACATCCTACGTTAGAGCAATTACTACGTAAAGACATTTATTATTTAGAAGAAGAAAAGTTGTATATTCCTTTATGGCACGAAGAAATTACTTTTCATGGGAAAATCAAAGTAACCATAAAACCAGACCTTCCAGAAGGTATCGAATTGGATGAAGACAACAATATTCTCATCCCATACGATATACATCTATCCAAGATCCTGATTGGATCCATAAGTATTTTAATCACTGAACAAGAGAAAAAAGAAAAAAGAATCAAAGGAAAGGGAATACCTAGAATACAATCATCTATTTATGATGCGAACGAATTATCGGATATTATACTGATTTAAACTCCTTTCTCACCTGACTTTTTCGTAACCTTTTTCTTGGGTTCTGGCTTATCTGGTTCTGCCGCTGGAGGCGCTTCGACGGGTTCAACTGAAACAGGTTCAGGATCAGGCGCGGCATTGGTTGGGGGTGGAACGACTTCTGGTTCAGGCTGTGATGATTTCGGAGCTTCAGACTCGCCGTCGCTGTCATAGGCATCAGACTTTTTCTCTTGACTCACCGTTACATAACACTTGCCTTTCTCAAAGGTATCCGGTGGCTTGACAATGGCTTGATTCAACTTCCAAGTCACGCCAAACTTACCATTCGCAAACCAGATACCACCGGAAGTGATCACGGTCCAAACATTAGCACCTTTCTGGACCAACGCATCTGGTGTGTTACCTTCTTCATTTGGATAGATAGATCGACTGTTTGTGTCGAACAAGTCAAACTTGGCTTCATCCTTGTAGATAGGAAGCTTCACTTTCAGTGTTGGAGGACGGGTAGTATCCCTGCTACCATCCTCCTTGTTGTTTGGGTATTTCAACATAGGACTCCAGAGTTCTCGAAGCACGTCAATGCTACTGTATTTCTTCCCAAACCAATCACGAGAATTCGTAAACGCATCTTGAATGATCTTCTCCTCCATCTCAGCCATCATGTTTTTGAGGGCTTGTGTTTCCGGATTGGAAAACTCATCTCGAGGAAACTGAAGACTCATGTCATAAGTAGTCGTGCCATCGTCATTGACTCGACTATTGACTCCCCAAGTCATCATCATTGGGGTGTGAAGCGTCAACCACTTTTTTGTCGTGGAGTTTAGAATGTTGATGCTCTTCCCTCCCTTTTTGTTTACGATCGGCTTACCGTAAATCATTTGAGTCGAAGGAGTGAATTCAGAAGCTTTTACAATAAGGTTCGCCATTTTACTATAGAAAGATATGTAAACCCTTTAAATCAATTTTATTTTAATACCATTTACCCTGTTAAAATGAGTATTAAAAATGGTTAAATATAAATATATTCCATATATAATGAGTTGTTATCCGACAAAATTTAAACAATATGAATGGATCAAAGAAAAAAAATACACAATACATGACATCTCGAGTATTTGCGACTTTTTCAATTATTCCATAAAACGAAGAAGAAAATCGAACATGATAGAAGAGTGTTATCTTTTTTTAAAAAAAGGATACTCTGCCGAAAAGATACAAAAATGTTGGAGAAGAAGAATCTTTCGAGAATTAAAAAACACACAGGGTCCTGCGATATACAATCGAAAGTTATGTAATAATACAGAAGACTTTTTGACAACCGAGACCATGGACGAGATAGCTTATTACTTTTTTATCAGTGTGAAAGAGAATGATTTTATTTATGGGTTTAATATCATTTCTGTGTATAATTTGATCAAAAAAACGAAACCATCTACGTCTCCTTTGAATCCATATACTCGTAATCCATTCACTCCTTTGTTTGTAGAGACGATTTATCGAAGAATGAAGTTAAATTACTGGCTAAAACAAACAGATCATCCAATCTATCATGAGATACAACTCCCTTCATACGATCATAGAATTACAAGTTTGTTTCAAAAAATAGACTCTTTAGGAAATTATACACAGATCGAATGGTTTGTCTCTTTAGAAGCGTATAAACTAAGGAAATTTTTGTTGGAGCTACAAGATATCTGGGAGTATCGCGCTCAGCTCACTTCTTCTATGAAAGTGACTATCTGTCCGCCTTTAGGAAAACCGTTCATTCACGTTCCTTTACATATTATGGATTCAACACAAGCACTCGATATTCAACTGTTGAGAAACTATTGTTATTTAGTGATGGATGAACTCATTAACAAAGCACTTTCTATTGAACATCAGAGTTTAGGAGCTTATTATATTCTATGCGCGCTTACTTTAGTAAATCCATCGACCGCAGAGGCCCTACCTTGGTTGTATCAATCGGTGTTGTAATTGGACTCCTATTCAGTTATAATATTAATGCGTAAAAATGAATATAAAAAGATACTACACTATCTATATATAATGGCATCAAAGGTGAGCAAAGTTTCTACTAAGGAGAAGTCTACCAAGGCGCCTAAGGCTGGAAAGACGATCGTTGAGGATGCCGTAGTCGCTCCAACTCCTGTCCTGGCACCAGTTTCAGTTCCAGAGACGTCCACTTCTCCTTCCCCCCCTGCTCCATCTACCACACCTGAGCCAACTCAGTCTCTTCATGATTTGTTCACCAATCTGAACAAAGCATTCCAGGATCTTAATTCCCATGTAAGTCACCTGAAGAATGAGTTCCGCCAGGTCGAGAAGCAAGTGACTCGTGAGATGCGGGTCTTGGATAAGATGAACGCGCGTAGGAACAAGAACAAGGGTAACCGCGCACCCAGTGGATTTGTGAAGCCTACCAAGATTAGCAATGATCTGGCCGCTTTCCTGGGAAAGGAGCCAGGCACTCTCATGGCTCGCACGGATGTGACGAAGCAGATTACCGCCTACATTCGTGCGAATGATCTCCAGGACAAGACCAATGGTCGACTCATCTTGGCAGACGATAAGCTTAAGAAACTCTTGAACTACGACGAGAAGACGGTCACTGATCCTAAGCAGCAGCTGTCCTACTTCAATCTCCAGCGATTCCTTTCGGGACACTTCGAGAAGAGTGTTTAAACAAATCAATATCAAATACGGACATAGATAAATGATTTAAATTATAAATTTTTATATAATCGAGCGTTTTCAATAACTTATCGCTCTTATAGACAGAACGTAAAAAATGATAAAACATGTTCACGTGTTTATGCGTCTTCGTAAATTGTAACAGAGTTTCGTTGTGATCGATAAACCAATTCATTGTCTGTTGATAATTAAATAACAAAATGGCAGTAATGACGTAATAACAAATCCCGTTTGTTTTCTCTTTGTAAGATTTAATCGTTCCGCTGATTAAATCTGTATATTCCATATCAAACTTGGATAGAAAATGTTTTAATTGAATCAGACTATAGGCTCGTTCCAAGTTTATATTCATGTTAAAGTATCTTTCAAATTCTTCATAGCCAATATTTTTGTTTACAAAAAAGGCAAATATCGCGGCATTGATCGTTCTTGCCCAAAATTCACATAAGGATTCGAATAACAAATAGTCACTTTCCACATGAAACATTGGGGTCAACATCTCTTTGAAATTCGCAGTGACATTTTTAAAATCGAGACAAAACATATGAAAGCATTCATGAATGAATACCTTTAACAATTCTTCTTTTCGGTATATACAAATAACTTCACGGTAATTGTATCCACTATTCACATCTAATGCGTGTAAACAATCAATACGAGATTCGCAATTTTTCTCATAGTCTGTAATTATAAACGTCATTTTATAAGTAGGTTTTAGATCCGCTTCTTTTGAACACAATGCCAGGACTAAACGGATAAAATAGACAAATCGATCAATGTCTTGTTCTGATTTTGTATACAAAAGTATTTCAAATTTGGTTTTCTTCAGATAAAATGTAATTGTATACAACTCGTATCGAGTAGATTCAATATGTAACTGTATTTCGGTTGGAAAAAAAATACCAGATTCTGTTTTTAAGGATACTTTTGATTCTCGGTTTATACTGGTTTTAAGCTTGGTCTCTTGTGCTTTACACAAGAGGGTGTAAATTAATTTCATAAAATAAGTATCCGGTAAAGAATATTGAAGTAATAAAGGGTAATTCTTTAGAATAAAGTCTACATTTTTATTACTTTTTGGAGTGAGTTCATCGACCAACATTATGAAAACGGTATATTTTATTTATTCTATTCTTCCTTGGAATCTTCTCGCTGTGTTTTTAACCTTGAGATTCGGGGCGCCTTTATTTTTGTCTTCGGACCGTTCATAGAAGTTCCCAAAGGAGTATTCGCGAGAGTATCGATGACCGGTTTCGATTTTGCGCTGGATCTTTTACTAGCGGGTTTTGCTTTGGGGCTTTTACTTTCCGCTTTTGCTTTAGGACTCTTACTAGCAGATTTAGCTTTAGAGACTCTAGTTGCTTTTTTAGTTTCCGGAACAACCTCCGGAACAACCTCCGGAACAACCTCCGGAATAACCTCTGGAACATCCGGAACAACCTCCGGAATTTCTGGCATATCATCTAGATCGAGTGGTTTGGGCGTAACCTCATTCAATCGGGTATCGACCGCATCCCTCATGGGTTCAGGTTCTATGACGGCTTCTTCTGGTTCTTCCTTGATCTTGTCCGTCTCCTCGACCGTCTCATCGACCGTCTCAACTACAGCCTCTGAAGCATCTTCTGGTTCTTGTTTCATCTCTGGTTCTCTTGACTCAACCGTGTCAACAGACTCTACAATCGTATAACTATCGACATCTACCTCTAATGTAGTAGAAGCATCTGGTATAGACCACCTAGTTTTGATTTCTTGAAGTTTGGGGTTATCTGTTCGGAGTGTAAAATTTATCTTAAAAATAAACTGTAATGCCATGAGCGTATAGACAAATACAGTCTTATCGGACGCATTGTCTTTTAATATACGCAAAAACTCTTCCGTAGGAGGATCTTCCTTGGATGCTGCCGAAATAGCTTTTAAAATAGATTTCATCTCTTTGTCTTTTTTGTTCTCTTCTTTTATCAGTATTTCATAAACACTTTTGTAAGCACTCTTCAGCGTCTTCTTTTTATCTTCTAACTTAGGAAAAGAGGAGATCAAAAAATCAAAAACCGTGCTTTCTTCGCTCATTTCAAAATCATTTAATTTACTAGGATTCTTTTCAAATTCTTCAAACAAACAAAATGCTCCTTCCGGAAAGGTGGAAAGGTCAAAAATAAGTGGCATAGAGTCTGATTTTTTTTCATAAACTCCTAATTTACCAATCACTCGTTCTCTCTGTATAATATACACATAACAGAAGGCAATACCAGATTCGTCCATACGCGACTTGCCTGGTGCTACCATGATCTTATGACCCGAGATGGGTATCATGTAAAGTTCACTCTTGAGATCTTTGTCTTCGTCGTCTATCGTTTCGATATTTGAACTATACGTCTTATTACTGATATGAGACTTTACTTTGCTTTCCATTTATATATAATAAATTATATTTTTATATTGCTATATGAACCTTTATAATGTCATCGATATCCATACATTTAAATTTCATTTTCGGAGATAATTTTGGATGTTTCGAGATTTCCTTTATTTTACGAACAATGGTTTCCAGATTCTCATGAAACAGTATATAATCCATGCATTCTTTGAGGATAATATAAATACAATGGAGAAACTGTTCGTTTTGTTCAATCTTGTCGTATTCGGTGTCTTCAATGAGTTTGTTTTCTAGTAATAAACATAACTCCGTAATATTTTCTACATCACAATTGTTTGTTTTCATTAAATTAATAAAGAAGGTGAGTGTTGCCTCCATCTGATTAATCTTTTTAGTGTATTCACAAAACAAATCGTAGTCATCGGTCGTTTTGTAATTAAATGACTGTATCTCTGAAAAATACTTGTTATAATGAATTTGGAAAACATCATAAAAACTTCGATTTTGGTCGATTAATACCTTGTATAAACGAGAAAATATTTTAGAATAGAACAGATTAGAGCTAGCAATATTAAAGATGACCAACGTGATCTTATTTAAATCATCAATATTATCAATTGCCGTGACCAGTATACAAAGTTCATCCTTGAGTTTTTCATAGTTTTTTTCCGAAATTTTATTCAGAATTTTGAGTATCTCGCTCACATTTGATTCCTTTTTAACAATAATGGTCTTTTTTATCTTTTCAATGACAGGTATCTGAAGAATTCTTCGTACATGATTTAAATTATCTATGACAGAATCGTCTAATTTGTGAATATCCTTTTTCATCGTTAAGGAAACTTGGATAAAAGTTTCGTAACTATACATAGTATTGTTACTATATTATTTTTAAGTTATAACCCAGTATTATTTTTAATTTTCATTTATAATGGAAAGTTTACAGGAGAAGCTAGACCAGTTGTATACGAGCGGAGAACCAAATCGTTCTATACCATCCCATAAGTTACCCATCGAATATGTAAATCATCAAACGCTTGGGACAATCATACGAAATGATCTTGAAATAAACACTCCGCAATCCTTGTATGTTCATTTGTTTCCTTCTGAATCGTCGCTATTAGAAAAATGGTCATCCTTATATACTACGGACACGTCATTTCTAAGACAAACTCAGAAGTGTATAAAAAAATATAATTCTGAAGCTTTTTCTTTTGAAGACTTTAAGAAAGAATATACGAGATTTAGTTCCGAAACGAACTTTATCGACAAATATCAGTTTATCGGATTTAAAATGTTACAAGGATTAAATGAATCCAAAAATTTTTTACATTGTCTCAGTCTTTATAATTTAACCTGTCCTATCTTTTCATTGTTGTCTCCGTTGGTCATGTTACTCGTTCCGTTTATGATATTGAAATTACAGAATACGCCGGTAACGATTACTTCTTACATTGAACATTTGAAAAAGGTATTTAAATCCTCGAGCATTTATCAGCTTTTTTTCAATTTTTCAAGCGTTTCTCTTCAAAGTAGAATTTCCGCATTTTTTTCGCTTTTTATTTATTTGTTACAGGTGTATCAAAATATCTTGTCTTGTTTTTCTTTTTATCGTAATATTAATACCATTTACAACTTTATTGTAGGATATAAATCACATCTTGAGCAGAGTTTAACTTTATTAGATCGAGTCGCTGGATCTATACAACCCTATTCCTCTTATCTAGGATTTTTACAAGAGATTTACAGTCAAAAGAAGAAGATACAAAAGACATTGAGCAATTTGTCGATTATAAAAATGGGCGATTCTATCTTCTTAAAGATTAGTCAAATCGGAACTCTGATGAATGTTTATTATGATATTTTTATGAGAGAAGAACACCATCACCTGATCTCGTATACCTTTTTTATTCATGAATACAACCGAGACATTTTATCTATCCAAAAAGTTACACGAGAAAAGTTATTGAAACCGTGTAAATACAAGAAAAAGACGGAAATGAAGGGCTTATATTATCTAGCCCATATGCGCGAATCAAAAATAAGAAATCATGTAGACTTAAAGGATAATTTATTGATCAGTGGTCCAAATGCTTCTGGAAAAACAACCATTCTAAAATCTGTATTTTTAAACGTAATCATGAGCCAACAATTTGGATATGGATGTTATGAAAAGGCGAGCATCCGTTGTTATGATAATTTTCATTCTTATTTGAATATTCCAGATACTTCCGGAAGAGACAGTTTATTTCAAGCAGAGGCAAGAAGATGTAAAGAAATCCTGGATTGTATTACAGATAATCCAGAGCAGATTCATCTGTGTATCTTTGATGAAATTTATTCTGGTACAAATCCAAACGATGCGGTCACTTGCGCAAAACTTTATTTGAGCGGATTAAATAAACAAAAGAGTAAAGTCGATTACATGATTACTACTCATTATATCGAGGTATGTGAGCATTTTAAAAAGAAACCTTTTGTACAGAACAAAAAAATGAATGTAAGGGAAAATATGGATAAAATAGAATATGACTATACATTGGTCGATGGTATTTCTTATGTAAACGGTGGTATCTTTATTTTAAAGCAATTAGGTTATCCATCGTATTTATATGAATCCGTTTGAAATGATTTAGAAAAATCTTTAAAGTAAGTATATGGGATTTTCGTCTATTCTAGACATTAGTAGTTTCTTCATTGGAATGATTATCAATCTTATTTTTGTTGCCCTTATGTGTTATTACTTCAAACGAAAATACGATTACTTGGAAGTAGCCCAGAATGAACAAGCCAAGATTTTGTACCAGTTGATTCATAAGCCAACCGTCTGTCAACCTCAGTGTATGGATTTTTCACATGATCCATTGGTTCAATTGAAACAGCCTGAATGCATAGATGAAAGTGAAGAGGAAAGTGATAGCGATAGCGATAGTGAAGATGAGATCGAAGATCAAATCAAAGTCGAAGTAATTCACGAACAGTATAATGGAATGAATGATGTGACAGAACTTCATGACTTGGATATCGAAGAGGTGAAAACGGTTGAAATAGATGTTACTGTTGAAGAAGTCACTGTTTCAGAACCACTTGATCTTACCTTGAACATAGAAGATACGGAAAAAGTATATAGTAAAATGTCGATGAAAGAGCTGAAGGAGTTACTTTCTTCAAAAGGAATCAAACCTAAAAATAATATTAGAAAAGACGAGTTGATAGAGCTTATCACGAAAGAAAGCCTCGTATCCGCTTGATTTTTATATTAACTTATGTTATGTGGGCTACTCAAAACTTTCCACAAGCAAATATGCCAGGGGTTGTTAGCGATGGACGGTTATTTACGAATTATAGGTCAGAAGCGAGTGTAGGCGACACCCTAAAAAAAGAAAATAGCCTTAAAAGCAACGAAGAGTATAGAAAATTTCTTGTTCAGAATACAGATTCGATTATGAAATACAATTACGATCATATGGCAAATGAAAATAAAACAGACTATCAACATACACAGTATGATTATGGTAGACCCTATCTTTACACAAATATACAGGATGATTCAAAACCTTATGGATACGAAGATTCCACCTCAAAACAAATGTATTTAACAAGAGAACAATTAGATGATAAAAAACGCAGACTAATGAAAGAAGATTATTAGTTAAACAGTTAATCTATACTTATCTAATGTATATAAGTATAGATGTAGGGATCAAAAACTTGGCTTACGTTATTTACGATAAAGATATTGTCGATTGGAAGGTGGTTGAGTTATGCGACAAGACACAGAATGCTTCGAAGATAAACATGATAGATATAGGTAAAAAATTATACGAGGCTTTGGAAACCATTACATATCCATTGACCGAAATCATCATAGAGAATCAGATTGGTCAGAACGCAATACGTATGAAAATGTTACAGGGAATGATTACCTTTTATTTTATCTCCAAAGGCATTACCTCTATTCAGTATTGGAATGCGGGTAATAAGTTAAAGCGATATATCAAGACAAAGACTACGTATAGTCAACGTAAAAAATATAGTGTTCAAATTACCCGTGATATTGTAGATCAGGCATTTCCTTTGTATAAACATTATTTTGACACGCATAAAAAGAAGGATGATTTAGCGGATTGTTTTTTACAATTACTCGATTTTTTAAGTAAACAGAATAAACTACCCGAATCAATAGATTTAATATGTAATGCGATAAACTTAAAGTTTTAGTATAGAGTTACAACATATATGGAGGAGATTAGTTTAGATACATTGAATCTAAATCCATCTTCAGATTTTGGAGGAGGAGTCGAATTTTTGATGAATGACAATAAGAAGACATTGCCCAAAGTATCTATTGACGAAGAGTTGAAAGAGTTTGAGATGAATCTACCTCCTTCTCCTCATTTTAAACCCATTAAATTAAGCATGGAAAATACAGTAGAACCCATTAAACTGGGTAAGGATACTGCGTCTATGGATACTTTTCAACAGTCTTCGGAAGGGTTTCGCCATATCAACGATATTCCGATTGAACAAGAGATGAAGAATATCGAGACAAAGTCCAAAGAAGAAATTCTAAAAGATAAGTTTCAGATACTTCAGAAACTACAAACTCTTCAGACTAAAGGCGTATCCTTGAGCAAACACTATACCATGGAATCTTCTTATGATGAAATGAAGGGTGAATACGAATATATTTGTTCTGAAAAAGAGAGGAAGAACAGTGTTCAATTTCAAGGAAAGATATTGTCTACGTTTATCACAGGCATCGAATTCTTAAATTCCAAGTTTGATCCATTTGATATCAAATTGGATGGGTTGTCTGAGTCTATCCAGGAAAACATGGAAGATTATGATGAGATTTTTAGCGAGCTTGCGGACAAATATAAATCAAAGGCAAAAATGGCGCCTGAGCTCAAACTCCTTTTTCAATTGGCGTCTGCTGGTATTATGGTTCATATGACCAATACCATGTTTAAATCATCTATCCCTGGCATGGATGACATCATGAGACAAAATCCAGATCTTATGAGTCAGTTTACCAAGGTCGCGACTCAATCGATGGAGAAATCGAGCCCAGGTGTCTCCAAGTTTGTCAACGAGTTTCAACCCAAACAAGAACGTAGGCCCGATATGAGTCGACCCGATATGAATGGTCCCGAGAATATTAACAGTATTTTGAATGGTATCAAGAAAAATGTAAACATGGAGAAAAACGAAAGTTTAGTGAGCCTTGAGGACATAAGCGATATGAATGTTCCGGCTGTTTCCAAGAAAGGACGTCGTAAGAGTGACAAGAGTAGTATATCTATTGTGATTTAGATACAAAACTTTTTCATTTATCCCAAAGACATCTAGGGTTTGATACAAAACTTTTTCATTTTATCCCAAAGACATCTAGGGTTTGATACAAAACTTTTTCATTTTATCCCAAAGACATCTAGGATCTGAATTACATATTTTGGCTCCGTATTTGGTTTTACCACTACATACTCCGGTATTGTGATCTGTTTGCGCGTTAGCAGGTTTTTTTTTGGCTTTGGATTTGGCATTTTTTTTGGCGTTGGCTTTTGCGGGCTTAGACTTGGAACCTTTTGCCCCTTCTTTTATATTCGTGACATACAACGTTAGGATGAAAAGAAAGAATAAACATATAAAGAGGTGAATCGAACTAGTTCGCATATACTTGTAATTAATATTTTATTAGCCATTTATAAAAAGAAATAATTTTCATTTAAACAATCTTACTCAATCATGCTAATGAGTAAGATTGAAATGTTACAGCGAATGTTGGTCGATATCAAAAAGAATATCAGCGACTTTAAGGCGATGATTGAAGAAAAAACAGAAAAACTGGATATGATGGAGAAACAGCAACTCAATTTAGAAGAAAACATACGCGCGGAAAAAAGTCAACTAGACGAACTGACGAAAAAACTGAATAGTTGTCTCGAGATGAAACAAGAAACGGATTCTTATTACAGTCAGATTGAACATAACATTGACACGTTAATGACGATACTTACGACGTCTCGAACGTAATCGTTTGGATCTATTTTTTGTTCTACGTCTAGAACGTCCGCCAACCTTAGACTCGTCAAATCTAGGCGCAACCGCTTCTAAAAAAGGTCGTAATTGTTTGCTGAGAGATCTTTTTAATTTCTTACAGTTTGCCTTGGACTTAAGATCAGAAGCAACTTCTACATTGTCTTTAGTGACATCTATGATTGCCAGAGTATATTCTATTGATTTCTTGTTTTCTTCATCTTTAAACATGGTTGTTGTAAACTCGCATTTACCCTTCTTACAGTATTTTGATTCTTCCACGTCGTAAATGATTTTTTCAAAATGGTTTGTGATATCTGTATCATACAGAACCGGATATTGTGTATAGTTTACAATCTTATAGTTTTGTTTAATGTTTTCTTTGACTTGAGAACTTCTCTGCGGGTTCATGTAGATAAGTTCATTGGTCTTAAAGAGAATCTCAAGAATATTCTTTTTGTTTCGCCCGATAAAGTTTTTTAAACTACCTGAAAAAAAGGTTTCTTCGTAAACATTGGTGCTGTTCTTATGGGTCAGTATATATTCTACGTATTCCGATAACAATGAATTTGATTGATTTATTTTTAAAAACTCTACCGCTAGTCGACTCTTATCGGTATAGATTTTTTTCTCTTTCAAAAAATCGATGAGTGATTTTGTATCGAATAAGATATTCTTATACATCTTAATGTTGGTTTCAGGACTAAGAGTGCCGTCGATTTCGTTAAATTGAAACCATTTGTATTTCTCATAGATATGTAAGTCTGTATACAAAGAGACAACTCCCGGATAGTAGGGCCTGAAATCATCTTTAGTCACAACCTTGTATTTAATAATACTTCCATAATTTTTGGTCTCGATGATCAACTCGCTATCTGTATTCATTTGTGCTTCTTCGGTTAAATCTTCTTCCTCTTCATTTTCTAGATCTTCGATATCTTTAGAATCTTTATTCGTAACTATGGCCGGGTTTTCTATTGAATTTTTATTCGCCGTGTTTTTATCACATATTTGTTTACTTAAACCTTTGTATTCTCTAAATATAAATTGATTTGTAGAGCCTTTTCTTTCCTTAAAATATCCAATTTTACATTCGTCTTTATTGTCGTCTTTATTGGTTAGTTTATACACATAGGAAGACCCAGGTTTTATTTCTGTAAAACTATCAACCATATCGGTATTGTTTACTCGATAGTAAATACGAAATTTTGTTTGATTTTCGCTAGACGATGCTAATTTCAAATACTCTTTGTCGTTTGTTTTTTTATAAATATCGTTGAACTTGTCTACAAGCTTATAAAAATTCTCTTTATTGGTATCAGTGTCCTTGATGCTTTCTGAAACCATTTTTTTACGTGATTCGTCACGAGTCAATTTCAAGATCGGGTCTTTGACAGACGTGATTCTACATCCAAGTTTTTCTACGAATTTCTCTACCAATCCATTTAAAATTTTGATCTTATCTTCCGGTAATTTCTTTTTATAATATCCTGTAAATATCGCATTATCTTTGTCTATAGTATAAACAATAGAATCAAATTTGTCGGCGGCGCTTCCATTCACATCGTTCGATTTTTTTTGTCGTATATCATTGATATACGTAAACGCCCTATCAAAATAACTCGTGAGACGCTCTGTAAATTCTTTGGTGTCATCTTCTCCATCTGAAAAAACGGGTAGGAAGAGAAACATATTTCCTTGACTTTTCTTCTCGGTCAAGGATTCAGGTGTAGTGCCCGGATTGCTCTTTGGTTCTTTTGTTTTACCCGGTTCTCTGTTAAACTCTTGAGCTGTTTTTTTTGAAATCAGTGGGTTATATAGGGAAATCAATATGTCTTTCATACGTCGACTACTGTCATCGAGATCAAAGTAGACAGGGAATAAAAAAATGGTGTTTGTTGTCTTTTTGTATAAGGTCCCCAATGTATTCCCAAAGATAATCTCAAAGAAGAGTGTATGAATCAATACGTTGTTTGTTTTATTATTATTGTTATACCTTTTGTTGTTTATCGCATACATAGTTCTCAATTGATTGAACGACATACTTGTTTCAACTTGTTTAATCTCTTGATCTAACGTTTTGTAATATTTTTCAGGTATGAGTTCACTGTATACCGTAGAGATATATCTCTGTAAGTTCATATTATAAAGGGTTAAATAAAATTCTCTTTATACAAGGTATTCTGTATAAGATCCTCGTTTTGATTGTCTTCTTTGTTTTTTCTAGCCTTTTTCAAAGTATCAATCGCTTGGTTTACTTCTTGTTGAGTGACCTTTTCTCCTAATTCGCTACGTAATTCTTTGTAGTCTTTTGGTATAATACAATATTTACTATTTTCATTGAACAGATAGTCTACAAATAGAATGAAAACAACCGTGAGAAATAGAGAAATAAAAATGTCTCTTGTGCCGACCCATAGAATAGAAAAAATAAGAAGTTGTCGACCCAAACTATATTTAAGATAAGATTCTTGGGTTTTACTTAGCTCGATAATCGCATATTTTGATCCAATATTCATGATAAGCATCACTACTCCAGCGAAAAATTTGCTATCGTTCAACGAATAAAGTGTGTGTAAAAAAATGTTTTGTTTTTTTCGTTTAGACATATTATAGTTCATTTATAAAAAAAATATATCCCTTTCTAATAAAGGTATGTCTCTCGCTTTGTTTGCCTCACCGATTGACAGTAAAGACGAGTATTTAGAAAGTAAAATCAACAAGGAAAAATCCAAGTTAAGTTTTCAAGATATACAAACTCAACTTAAACCCATCTCTGCTCATGGCGCTTACAATGCGATGAATGGAGAAGAATCTGAATATAATATGAATGCTGTATATCAAGCGCATCGTAATGTAAAGGAAGAAGGTGACAAAGAGCTGTCCAATTTCTATGAAACAGAAAAAATGACTTATGTGCCTACGATTAAAACAAATCAATATTTGCTCATGGAAGACCAAGACAAGGTACCGTCGCGTAAAGTAGATCCTGAATTGGTTCATAAGATTGATAAACTGATGGAAATGTTAGAAGAACAATCTGAAATAAGAACAACCAAAAAGAATGAGGAAATTGTGTTGTATTGTTTTTTGGGTATCTTTACAATCTATGTATTAGACTCTTTTGCTTCGATTGGTAAATATAGTCGATAAATCTGGATACCTTATTTATGCTGAAAAACACACACCGACATGGGTATGGTTTCATAGCGTAAAGTCTTTACATGGATGAGACCCGCAGGTCTAGCCTGATGAATCAAAGAAGATTCTGTATAGTCATAGATATCTTGTTTGTTTGTCCTAGTTTTACCGTTTGTGTCCTGAATGGTTTCTATTAACTTTTGATTTTTAAACTCCATTGAAAGTTGATAATTAGACGAAAAATAAGTAGATGGATCATGATTCACTAACTTAGATATAGGAAACGTTCGTAAATCTGAAAAACATACGAATACATAACCGCCATGAATGGTCCATTCTTTTATCACATAACAGGTTTCTTTAAAATTAGAAAGTGTATGAACCGTTAATTGAGGCAGGATCACATGACTATACGTATTCGACTGGAACAGAGAAGTGTCTGAATAGGATCCATGTATGTAAGTATTTTTTGGATATTTATAGTGAGCCATTTTCACCATAGATTTAGATTGATCCACCCCCGTGACTTTAGTGCTTTCCGACAACAGTTGAACCAAATGGCCGGTTCTAGAACCCATACAAAGTGTATGACTGTTGTTGTGTAAATAGGGTCGGATCATCTGAATCAATTCAATCGAATAAGGAATCGTGAGATTTACATCATCATAGATATAAGTGTAAAAATTATCGTAAATGTTTTCATTAATATACACTTTATTCACGAGTCCTTCTTGAACAACTGAAAACCCCTCTTTTTCGTTCATTGTAAGAAATAGATAAATCATAAGTAGAAATACGACAAGATAAATCATCATTTGTATAATGTATTATTTTTTTTTGTAAATAACTATCTAAATGATGATTCATGACACCAGAACTCAATTCAGAACACATACCTTTTCTAATTTTAGAAAGACAAAAGTATTGAAAGAACTTGAAAATTGTATTTATTACCAAAAAAAGGAAGAAGCTTTTTATTGGACAGGTGAACTCATTTGTAGCGGTCACGTGCTCGAGTTATGGAATTTATTTCTCCATGTTCTATGTCGATACATTCATATTCACAATCCTAGACTTCCACTTTATATTGATAAAAAATTCATGGAATTTAAAGAATATGCTGCCAAAGCCAATGACCTTGAATTAAGAAACAAAAAAGAAGTGAGAACTCTTTTGTTTTCCGTGACTCTTATCTTATGTGAGAGTAAGAGAGATACTATATTAGAAGAGTTACAATTTGAATTCAAGTTTGAAAATGTATTCACCAATTTGAAAGCCCCGAACGTAGATTATATCAAACCTTATTTTAAAGAAGGTGATCCCAAAGAGATTTATATTCCATTGAATGAATGCGCGTATCACTTGTTTGAGACAAAAAATCGAGTAGACATTTTTTATTGGATCGATTGGATGATTCAATACGATGAACTTTGTCTCAAGAAGAAGAAACCTTTGGTTTGTGTATCGAGAGACTTTATTCCTGTCAAAAGCACAAACATTATTTGGATGTTATTTGAATTATTTTTATCTTTCCAAGAACCCGATATCCTTTTTAAGATCATACAATCTCTGGTAAGATTGTTTAGTATAAAGTATACAACCTATACAAATAAAAAGCGAAAACATATTCTGAATCTATGCGTTATGTTAATTATAAACGACTCTGTAGAATTTACAACAAAGATTATAGAGAATACTTCTGTCTTTATACCGATTGAAGAAAATATAAACCTAATTTTTGAACAAATCAAAAAAAATGAGATTCAGATAGATTAAATATGTATCTATACTACATATGGCAAAAAATATATTACGGAGACAATTCTCTAATATGTACGGTAAAAATAAACCCTATCAAATCCCAGAATCTATTCCCAATGTTAGTTCTCCAGAAGAGATCAAATTACCTCAGATGGAACCCTTAAATGTTACCTTTACCACAATTATACTATATGTTGTCTTATTGGCGTTATTCATTTTTATTTATTTAAATCGAAAAGAAGCCTACGATATTCTACAAAAGATTTATAATGATTTCAAACCAAGAAAAGATATAGATGAACTGGAAGAGAAATATCATAAATTATTCAAGCATTACAATGATAGTTCAATGAATCAATATAAAAAGCTAGATGATTTTATGGACCAAGAAAATCGCCGAATGGATTCGCTTGAAACGCGTGAAAAGAAACTACTAGAATTGTTGGAGAAAAATACATGTAATTCTTTAGAGAAAGCAGAAGATAAAACCAAAGAGATGGATAAAAAAGAAGATGCTGGAGGATTAAAAAAACTAGATGATAGGCTAGCCAGGTATACCAAAGAACAATTGGTCACTTCGAATGGATTTTGTTATATTGGTTATGATAAGAATCAGAGAGAATGCGCGAATGTTTCAGACGGAGATATATGTATGAGCGGACAAGTATTTCCAAGCATGGACGTTTGTCAATATCCCAAATTTAGACATTAGAGTGATGGATAATACGCTACATATGGGTTTAAATAATATCCTTCAAAAGTAGAATCATGAATACCGCTGTTCGAAGGTGATGTAATGACAATCGGATTTCCGTTATTCACTCCAATATTACAAGGAAGTGTTCCATTGTTCTCTTTCAACAATTGTTTTAGTCTTGTTTTACTGAAATGATACGCTCCTCCAAATTTTACCATATGTGAATAGAGTTCTTTGGTTGTAAGTGTGACGCCAGGATTGTTGTTTGAATTTCTGAATTTCAAGGTTTCTGCTTTACGTCTCATCTTTAGTGATTCGTAATCAGATCCTAGTCCTATGTTAAACGGTATCTGGTTTCCTTGCGTTCTTCCAACCAGTGTAGTAATAGGTTGAATGGGGTTGTTCGGATTGGATCCAATTGTTCTCAACTGAATCAATCCTTGAAACGCTGTATTAGATACACACAATGGATTCATCGCAATGACCGATTGTGTAATGGTTGGTGCGTTATAAAAAACTGCCATCTTAAAATTTCCAACACTAAAAGCAGTTTTGTTTCTATATAATACATTCGAGTTATCAAGCGTTATATACAAATTGTTCTTGTAGAGAAGTGTATTCAGGGGGTTACTCTTAAATAGAAAATCGGAAAAGACATCTTTATAAAAGTTATTTCCGTAATTATTTACAGCAATACCGTTTTTTGCGCTATTCCCATAAGAGATATAAAAGTTACCACTGAAATAATTTAACCCTCTAGGAGAAGTAATGGTAAGGTAAGGACGAAAGACCGTGTTGTCTAAAAAGAATAAACTATTACGATCATAATTAGAAATATAAAGTTTATTGGATGCCAATATCATACCAGAGATACCTACAAGATCACGATAAGCTACGGTAGAATTATAAGAAGCATCGATCGTGGTAATGGTCCCCAGTGTATAATTTGAAATATACAATTTATCTTCTGTTGTATGGTGAAACATGGATGGATATTGAATAGCCGAAACGAACGATAACATGTTTATTTTTACAACCGAGGTCGGTGTATCGAATTCATAGACAAAAATACGAGTGGTGGTTTGAATAAAGAGACGTTGTTTCTTTCCAAGAGTCGTATAGTTTGTAATCGCTAAACAGATGGGGTTATCGACTACAATAAAATCATATTGTATAATTCCATCTTGATTGATTCTACAAACTACATTCCTCGAAGTATTTGAAGAATAAAAATAAGTGCCATCTGTTACTAAATTATAAAAACCGTCGACGGAACTCATTATATAATATCAATCTTTTTTGTAGGAGGGATTGGTTCAATCGTATGCTTTTCAAAGACAAACGAGCAAACATGTTTTTCAGGCAACTGATGTTTTACACAAAAGACATGTTCGCATTTACACGTAATCGCAATCACTATTTTCTTTCGACATTCATGACACCTCATTTTTTACAATATAATTTAACTTAATATTCAAGAGTCAATTTTTCTCGTCGTAATCACTTCGTCTCCTTCAAACAATTCTTTTCGGATTTCTTCAAGAGAAGCGTTCACGCCCAGGTTTTTTTCCTGAGTGTTCATATTCTTAATGGAGACAAGTTCACCTTTCTCGTTGATCGTCTGAGTCAACAAATTGTTAGTTTGTTTTGCCTTTTCTACATTTTCTTGTATGGCTTTTAATTTACTCTCTTTGACTCGCTTATCAAATTCTAGTTTAGCACTGTCTTCGTTCTTTTTCTTCTCGTGCATGAGTTCGTTGAGTTCTTTCTCCAGATACTGAACGTTTCCTGTTTTATAGGCTTCCGGATGAAAAGGGACCCATAGACCCACGGGTCCTACATAGACATCGTGATTCGGATCTACCTCACGAATCATCTTACACCGAAGTTCTGCTTCCGATTGGGTAGGAAATACACCTCGAACTTTGATACCGCGAACCGAGGTCTGGAAAGAATGAGCCTTATTATACGAATCTGTCAATTCGCTTTCATGTGTATCCAGAAATGTTCTATAGTCTCCTTCTACATTTTCGTGAAGAGTCTCTTTCTCTGTCGACAAAAATGATTTATACTCATCAGTAAGTTCATCAATCTTAATATTGTATTTATAAGAAACAAAGTTTAGAAATGTATTAAACTTCTCCATCGACTTCAAAAAGTCATAATTCTTTAAAAACTCGGAGAAGAAAAAACGGTCTTTGTTCTTGATCTCATACTCTGGAGAAATAAAAGAGAGACAGACAAACTTCTGTTCTGCGATAGGCTTGTCTTCGTCAAGTAGATCCACCAGTTTTGTTTTAGATATAGGTTTTGAGAAGGACATTTTATAGTTAACTACGGTTTTATTTATATATTTTTCTTCTTTTATTATATAATGGATTTCAATTTCAGAGAGATTATGAAACGGGTGATCAAGTATTTAGTTGAGGCAATTGTGGTAGCATTGGCCTGTTATGCTATCCCCAAAAATAGGTTGAATCTTGAAGAAATCGCACTCATCGCATTGGTCGCTGCGGCCACCTTCAGTATTTTAGATACCTACATGCCGAGATTTTAAAATTGATTAAATACGCCCCCATCAAAAGACGTAAAATGGCAAAAGAGGTATTTGACAATTTTGATCTCCTACGTTTGATTTACAGTTTTGGGTCTGTCGAACATCTTATTCAAATGTATTGGATCTCAGATAGTCTATCTTATCCTCGATGGAAACGAAAAGATAAACGAGTTGGGAGAAACCTTCTGAGTCCTGTGCCGAACCTCATGAAACATCATAGAGATTGGAAGATGTATGTGGACTTCTTCGTCTATAAACGGTGTATGTGTTGTAGCCGTCATAGCCATCGAAAACCAAGCATAACCTTAGAAGAGGGTGTGATCATCTTTAACAAAGGACATAAAACCATGTTGCCAGAGGCCATGGACAAAAACGATTGTGACTGTAAATGCCGTCATAACTGTCGAATCATTATGAGCCAATTAACATATGTGTATGAATAATTTTTTAAATGGTAGGAATAAAATCCCAATCTAACTCTTTACAGATCTTTTTCCAGATTTCATCCTGTTCTACTTTCTTTTGATCTTTCAACATGGGAAAGAATTCAAGATATTGATTTTCTCCCAACAATTCACATAGTTTATACAAGGTGTAATAATAATTCAAAAAGTTGACACGGTCATCTGGACAATACTTTGCGTAAGGTCTTTGTATATCCATAAATAAATTACATAGCGTTTCTTCGAGTTTGGGTGACATGACTGGCGGTTTGATCCCTAATTTATCTTTGATAAAAGGTATATGTTCATAATATTTATTGAATCCAAGCTTTTTCAATATTTCTTTGGTCTTTTTATTGTTGAGTTCACTGGAATGTATTCTTTCTTTTTTGACTTGGTTCATAATTGTGGTGATAATCTCTGGAGGAATATCGGTCGATTCTTTCGCCTGAAACTGAGACAATATTTCTCTGAAATGATTGATGCGTTTATACGCATAAAAGGAGACCTCTTTTGGAGGTTCTTTATACGAAGGCTTGTCATTGTCTACCAAGAATTTATGATTTGTAAAACAATGATTACAAATGATGATCCCTTCATGGTTGACCTTGATCAATTCTCCAACATTACAATGGTCACAAACTGTTTTATTATACGAGTAACATTTTAGATTGATTGATTCAAAACAATTCTTTTCCATATAATTTTTCACGCAATCATTCATACTATCTATAGGCAATTCTCCTTTCTCTTTTACATTGAAAAAAGTGTTAATCTTTTTCTTTTGATTCATATTTTTGTCAATGTCTTGTTTTGTCTCGAAATATTCAAACAAAGATTTAGCATTTTCCAGATAGTAATTATTGATGTCTTCTGAGATAATCTGTTTCTTTCTCTGTATTGTTTTTATCTGAAGATCGATCGATTCTCTATTCAGTTCGGTTCTTTTCTTTTCGAGTTCTTCTATCTTGTTATTTAATTTAGGAATAATTACGGTCTTCTTATTATAAAAATCTTTAAGTTTTTTATGATATAACTTGTCTAAGGTCTCGTCATACTTTAAGTTCATTTATGGAATAGTATGAATAGGTGTTTATTTGATTTTATGGTTTATTTAGTAAAATTGAAATTTTTTTTTCTTTTGTTATTCTATAAAATGGGAGGTGGTCTGATGCAATTAGTAGCTTATGGTGCTCAAGATGTTTACCTTACGGGTAACCCACAGATTACC